CATTCATTAGGTTGTCGGCTAAGGCTAAAAAACAATTAGCTAAGTATGTCACTTTCGTTTGTTATAGAGCAGATGTATTAGAGGTTGATGGGGAGCGAGAAACTGATGCTGATTGGGAGATTGTCGCAATCAAAGCTAGGGTAACTGAAGAGGAAGAGCCTATGGATCCTTATACGATGGCAAGAAACTTTTTGCATCTTAAAGGGGGTACCAAAGGTGACTTTAGCGCTCAGCAGTTTGCAGAGTCAATTGTGTATTGGAATAACCACTGCATGATGCAGGGTAAACCAAATTGGTATCGTAGCCTTATGAAATTTTTTAGAGGCGATAAATGAGAATTAAATTTAAATATTATATTAGTCACTGTGAGAATTTAGTTTGCGCATCTTATTTTAGCTTTACAAATTTTGCGAAAAAATAAAAAAACAAAGAGAATATGAAAGAAGTCGCAAGGATTAGACTTAAAGAAGAAGAGGCTGAAATTTTAAATCAAGTAGAGAAAGAATTATCTTATGAAAGTAAAAATCAGAACGACGCCAGACTTCTCTAAAAGCTCCATTAAGCATAGCCTTGCTATTGAGGCCGGTAATACTCACTATAGTTCTTGGCAACATAATGTTGCTGACCATTTTAAATCTTCTACGGTAGAAGAAATTAAAAGGTCCTTGAAAGAAACTTCTTATCCATTCGCAGTGTGCATGGAAAATTGGGCTTCTGATTTTAATTTTAGTTCTTTGATTAGGAATGCAAATGGTTTCAATGCTAAAGAGGTTTTTTATTTGGGAGATAAAAAATATGATAAGCGAGGGGCAGTTGGAACTTTTAATTATACTGATGTAAATTTCATTGCCTCTATTTACGATTTTATTAGGCTTAAAAATGATTATGTTTTCGTGGGTATTGATAATGTTAGTGGGTCTGTTTCCCTTCCTACATATAATTGGAAGCCGAATTCGTTAATGATTTTTGGCTCTGAAGGAACTGGTCTTACTCCTGAAATGCTTTCTATGTGTAAAGATATTGTATCAATTCCAATGATGGGATCGGTAAGGTCTTTTAATGCCGCAGCATCTTCTGCAATTGTTATGTATGATTATATTACTAAATATAAATGAGGCATTATGTTTAAACCGTTTAAAAGACTTATAAAGAAATATCGTGGTTGGAGCGATTGGGAAGACTTTATGGGTACTGTTAATTTTTATAGGTTTAATCCTCATTCTATTCCTATTATCTCTAATTTGCTATGTAAAATGGGACGACATGATTATGAGCCAGCTGAACTTGATAAGGTTCGCAAGTCTGTAATTTTAGAATGCTTTTATTGTCAAAGGCGTAAATCATCTACAGGATATAATCTTAAATTTTAAAGGTAAATAAAATGTTAATTGGTTTAAAAATTTATCTGCTAAGTAAAGGCGTTTATTTTAAAAATTAATCTACCTTGATTGTTAGGTAGGCATGCTTATAATATGGTATATAGGTTGATGCATGCAGGATAGCTTCCTGCTAGTGAGATGGAAACTCATTAATAACGGAGTAGCTCCCGTAAAGCCACCCCTGCTTGGGATTCCTAACAAGAGGAAAAAAGTTCGCTACTAAAGGATAGCGATGGACATTAGGTAAGGAACATTATGAAGTTTGAAGTCGCATTCAATATAAGTAATGAATCAATACTAAACAAAAGCTGCCTACTCAGATAACAACACAGATAAATAATCTTCGGATCATTTATCGCTGAAACGAGTTGAAGGCGCATCCTTATTTAATTTCAGATTAGGTATTAATATGAAGCAAGCTGGCGTAATGTTGATTGTGAATCAAGGTTTAATTCTTGGTATATCTCGCAGGCATGATAAGACTATTTTTGGTTTGCCAGGAGGTAAGTTTGATCCTGAGGCTGGTGACAAAGACACTAAAGATACTGCTATTAGAGAAACCAAAGAAGAGACTGATGTTAAAGTAAATGATTGTGTATTACTTTACGAACGAGTAGAATTAGGTGATGGGCCTAATGGTGTAGATTATTATAGCCGCTGTTATTATGCTACTGATTGGGAAGGCGTTCCAACAAATAGTGAAGAGGGTGAAGTTAAGTGGCTTACTGCTAAAGAGGTTACTTCTACTAAGGCTGCATTCGGTGATTATAATACTAAAACATTAAATATTTTCAAAACAATGTTTCCAAACGTTTATTTAAAGACAGAATAAAATGAGATGCACTTCAAAAGAAATGGGTTATTTTTGTTCATGTCAAGGATGGTGGCGTGGATTAGTAGATTTTGTTACTACTAAATATTATCAATTTAAAAATAAAGGAGAATGAAATATGAGTCATAGAGGTTATCCTGTTACGAAGGCTGTTAAGGCGATGCGTCGTAAGGCTGCTGAGGAGCGTTTAGAGGCTTACAATAAAAAGTATCCTACTAATCAAGCAAAGCTTGATGCTCTTCCTACCACTGGTTCTAGTAAACAGAGAGCTAGACTACAAGCTTTAGTTAATGAAGCTAAAGAGAAGCGTGATGCCAAAGAAAAGGCAGTTGAAGTTAAGTCTCAAAATAAGAAAGGTAATGTCTAATGAAGATTCGTAATGTTATTTTATCGTTTGTTGTGGCTGCCTCGTTTGTTGCCGCAACTGGTTGTGATGTCAATAAGCATATGGAAGATGTTGGTTTCAAGCAGGGCGATAATCCTGTTGAAAAAGGCACCATTAAATATGATACTTTAGTTGATAAGGATGAGGCTTGTAACGCTGCTTGGGGCGATTATGAAGCTAACCTTACTCGTAGAGCGCAAATGGTTCCTCAATTAGTTTCTATCGTGAAAGCTTCTGCTGCTCATGAAGAGGTTACTTTAGTTGCTATTGCTCAGGCACAAGCCAATGCTACTAGACCTGAAGTTAAGCTTGATCCTAAAGCTGGTGACATGGAAGACCCCGCAAAGTTTGCTGCTTATCAGCAAGCGCAATCTGCTCTTGGAACGCAATTGAGCCGTCTTATGGTGCAAGCTCCTGCCCAGTATCCTAAGTTGGCAGCATCTTCGCAGTTCCACGATCTTCAGGTTCAAGTTGAAGGTACTGAAAACAGATTGCTTAGAGCGCGAGAGCAATACAATAAGGCTGTTATGTCTTTCAATACTGAATTGAGACATGTTAGCGGTAAGATTATGAATCCTATTACTGGTCATGAGTTTAGACCTCGTGTTTATTTCCAAGCTGATGATGCTGATAAAGCTGCTCCCAAGCTTGATTTTGGTACGCCTGCCGCTCAACCTGCCGTGCAACCTGCAACTACCAAATAATAGGAGATTATAATGCCTACATTTGCAATAATCGGTTTAATTATCCTTTTCCTTATTGTTCTTTATCTTGTATTCCGACTTGGATTCTTTTTTGTAGGAATCATTATGGATTGGGATGACGATGATTCGGATGGCGGATTTGGTGGTTTCGGTGGTGGAGATTCTGGTGGCGGTGGTTCATCGGATGATTGGTAAGGAAAGGTAATATATTATGCTTACATTATTGTTAATTTTAACGCTTGCTTTTGTTGGCGTTTTTTTATTGGGTTTATTGCTTTGGAACTTAATGAAGTCATCTGACTCTAATTCCGATAGCGTTTATAGTCCTTATAGACCTAGTTCTACTACTAGTGATTATGATAACTCTTGGAAGAGTTCGAGTGATACAACTGTTGTAACTGCTTGGCCATCGTCTTCTGTTAGCTCTAGCTCTAGTTATAGTAGTTCTAGTTCTGATGACTCTGGCTCAAGTTCTGATGACTCTGGCTCAAGTTCTTTTGGTGGATTTGGCGGAGGAGATTCTGGTGGTGGTGGAGCCTCTAGTGATTGGGGTTCTGATGGAGGATCTTCCGATGGTGGAAGTTCTGATGGCGGTTCTTCTGATGGAGACTCTTCGAGCGATTGGTAATGGATTGGGTAATTATATTAATCCTAGTTATAGGCGCTTACAGTGTTGTTGAATTAGTTCTTAAACATCGCGAACGAATGGAAGAATTAAAATCTGATAATTCAAATGAGGATGAAGATGAATAAATTTTTAAATGTATTAGTTACGTTAGTCGTAATGTTATTTGCTGGAAATGCATTGGCATATACGCCTCCTGCCCCGCCACCTAATGGTGGATATGTTGTTGATCAATCTGGTAGAATGAGTGATTCTCAAATCATTGCTCTTAATAAAAAGATTGATAGTGTTAGCAAAGCTACCAAAAATGAATTTGGAGTTTTGTTACTTCAAGATATGGGTGGTGATAATATTGAAGATGTTGCCAATGCTACCTATAAAGCTTGGGGAGTTGGTAAGAGAGGATTAGATAATGGTTGCTTAATTGTTGTTGCAATTAAGGAGCGTAAATCTAGAATTGAAACTGGTAAAGGCGTTGAAGGCGAAGTGCCAGATTTAAAAGCTAATGATATTCTTAAGCGCAATTTAAATCCTCATCTTAAGTCTGGTGATTTTTATGGCGGATTTGATGACACTTTAAATGCACTATCATCTTTGATGGAAAGCAGATTAAATCAAAAGGCTGATCCAGTGCCTACTGTAACTCCTGCTAATCCTGTTGCGCCTCCTCAAACTACTGCCACTAGTTCTTCTAATAGTGGCTGTAGTGTATCTTCTGTCGGCGGGGATGGATCTGTTTCTTATTTGGGAGAAGTGGCACTATTAGTTGTTTTTGTTTTGATTGGTGTTGCATTATTTTTACGCAAAAAGCGCGATGATGCTTTTAAAAAAGCTCTTAAAGAAATTGAATTTGAGCCCGAAGTTAAAAATGAAATGAAAGCTATTAAAACGCCAGTTGCTTTTTATTCCCCGCAAACTCTTAAAAACGTTGCTGATGAGGTTGTTGAGCCAGTTAAAGCAATTGTTACAGTTACAGAGCCTGTTGTTAAGGCATCGGCAAAGCCAACGGTTCCTAGACCAACTCCTAAACATAAAGCATCTAAAGTGGTTGTTTCGACCGTTAGTGCAAATCGGCCTGTTTTGAAAACTTCTCATGTTAAACCTTCTTTTACGCCAGCAGCTACGGTAGTGTCTGAATTAGAACACCAAGCCAGACTTCGTAGAGAGCGCGAAGCTGAAGATGATAGACGAAGAGCGGCTGAAAAAGCCAGAAGTAGTTCTTCTAGCTCTTCTAGTTCTTCTAGTTCTTTTGATTGGGGCGGAAGCTCTTCTAGTGGCGGTAGTTCTGATGGTGGATTTGGAGGTTTTGGTGGAGGAGATTCTGGTGGAGGGGGATCTTCTAGCGATTGGTAATAGGTAAGTGCATTGCCATTAAACGCGCTGCACCTAATAGGGGGCTCAATCTATAAGATTGGGCTCCCTTTCCTACCATCTAACGGCAGTAAGGTTTAAACAAAAGGAGTTACACAAGTTATGAATGGTGCATTGTATGTGAGTGATAGTGGTAATACCAAGATCATGGGATCAAAAAAGGTAGATGCCACCTATGCAAGTATTAAGGCAACGTGTCCTAATAGTTGTTCGCTTAAAGGAGTGGGGTGTTACGCCCAAACTTCTTTTGTTGGTATGATTAATCAACGATTAGAACGTAGGGCTCGTGGTGGATCTGCTCTTGATGTTGCTAGGGCTGAAGCTAAAGCCATTGATATGTCTTATAATGGTGGTCCTGTGCCTACTGGAAGAGCATTACGTATCCATGTTGCTGGCGATAGTCGTACATTAGCTGGCACCCGCATGATTAACAATGCTGTTGGTCGTTGGAAGAAACGTGGTGGTGGTGATTGCTGGTCATATACTCATGCTTGGAAACATGTTCCACGTAAAGAATGGAGCAATGTTTCTATGTTGGCATCTGTTGCTGATGTAGATGAGGCTTATGATTGTTGGGCGCAAGGTTATGCACCTGCTATTGTTGTGTCGGAACATAAATCTGATAAGGCTTATCTTTTGGATAGATCTGATACTAAATGGATTCCGTGTCCTGCCCAGACCAGAGGCATTGGATGTTCTGATTGTAGACTGTGTTTTAATGCAGACCGTTTAAGAGAAGGTAATTTTGGTATTGCGTTTGCCGCACATGGCGTTAAAAAAGAAAGCGTTAAGAGGCATCTCAATGTCATTCAATAAAAATTCTCATTGCAGTTATTGTGGCATAGAATTTATCGAGCAAGTTAAATGGCCCCGCCATTGCAATAATTGTTCTAATACTAGTTGGAGTAATCCAACTCCAGTTGTAATTGTTATGTTAGTTGTTTCAGGTGATGATGGTATTGGTGGATATAGATATGGTCTTCTAATTCAGGAAAGAGCTATTGAACCAAAGAAAGGTGAATGGGCTTTAACTGGCGGATACATTGATGCTGGAGAAACCTGGCAACAAGCTGCTGTTCGTGAAGTTAAAGAGGAGTTAGGTATATCAACAAAAGAATCATCATATCAATTATATGATGTAGCATCTTCAACAAATAAAGAAAACATTCTTATTTTTTGTGCTTATAATTTTTACTTAAATGAAAGTTCCTTAAAGTCATTTGTTGCGAATGAAGAAGTTACAGCAATTAATGTAATGTGGGAAGCTAAAGAATTAGCTTTTCCCGCACATTCAGAGTGTGCTAATAAATATTTAAAATTACTTAATTTAAAAGGATAGTATTATGTCAGATGAAAGTGATGCAAAAACTACAAGAATTGTTTTGCTATGTGTTGTTCTAATTACAATTAGTGCATTCTTCTTTGCTTATAAGGTTGAGGCTTGTTCCGATAAACCAAAGCCTGTAGAGGTTTGTAGGGATGAATTTTTCATTGTAGATAATGATCATCCGGTTAGATCATGTGCTCCTGGCGCTAAAGCAGAATGGGTTACTTCTCCCCCTGCCCCGCGCCCAGGGATTGTATGCCATTGTTTTAATGATGCGTCACCCCAAACCACGCCCGTTAATAAATGAATTTATTAAATTAACTGGTAATTATATACTTTTTAATACTATAAATTGTATTTAGTAAAATCCCACCATCTAACGGCGGGAGTACATTATTTATAAGGAGATTCAAATGGTTAAGATTGGTGAAAGACTTGTAGTTCAAAGTATGCCATACCCTGCTTTTGTAGAGAGTGTTGAGTACGATCCATCAACTGGTGTAACTGTTATTCATCTTGATTGGAAAGAGCATGGCAAAAGCCGCGTTTATCTTCATGATGAGAATAACACTTGGTTTAAATATACCTCTAATAATTAAAGGATAATAATGTTTACAGGAGTTAAATTAACTAATCAAGAGTCTGATGTTGTTAGATATCTTGAAGTGCGTTCTGGCAGAGAAGTTGCGTGGGAAGAGTTAGTTCAATTTTCTAAGACCCCATCTACTGTTAAGCTAAAAACAATGCAGAAGGTAGTGTCAGATATTAAAAGAAAATTTGCCTTAGCTGGCACATCACTTCCTTTTAATGTTAAGTTTATTACATTAGTTAAGCCTCCTACTCCGCCTGTTGCATCTCAACAGAATCTTATTCAAGTTAAAAGAACACCATCTGGCAATGTTATTCCTGTAAATAATAATAAGCATCAAGTTCAGATTGATTTCGAATTGGACCCAATGGGTTTTAAAAGAGTTAAAACTCGTTCTGGAGTTTATCAACTTAATGACTCTGAATGGGATATGTTTAAATATTTTTACAATAATCCTGGTAAATTGATTACTATTTCAGAGTTAAGAGATAAGTTAATGTATCCTAATTATGGATCTAAATTACCTGCGCGCTGGTTTGATGCTATCATGAGAGTTGTTAATAACTTACGTAGGCAAGTTTATGGTCTTGATAAAAGATTATTAACTGTTAAAGGAACTGAAACCAGTTATTTATTTCAGTAATTAAATGAATAATAAAAGGCATCCATTTAAATGGAAAATATATAATGGATCCAAAATAAGAATTGACATGGATATTGTATCCATTTTAGAAAAAATGTGGAAGCTTGGAATCAAAACAAATAATTCTTGCCAAGCTCATTGTAAGTTTAGCTGTAATCACAAATGGAAGATTCATAAATATAAAAATGGATCAACTTATGATGAGTGTATTAGAACTCCAAATTGTTATTCTAATGTTTGGATTTCTTTTGACACCTCTAAAGATTTAGAAAAGTTTTACAACTATTTGGCGGTTTATAATACTCCAATGTATAAACAAATGAATTGTGATAGGTTTGTCGGTCACAGCAAAGAAGGTTGGGAGTTTAGTTTTCTTTTAAGAAATCATGGCGTTAAAGGTCATTTTGGAAGACCAATGCATAAGAACAAAAGATTATCTTTTAATGTATGGATTGAAGACGGATGTGATAACAATGATTTTATAATTTCGCCTCAAATTAGTTTTCCTAGAATTGATTTACCTTATGTTGAAGAAAGATTGCAATTAGCAATAAATAAGAAAAGGAAGTAATTATGTGGGCTAATGATGTTAATGCACTTAAAAGTGCTAATATAAGCATTCATGTTATTGCAACTGGTGCTGGTGCCGGACTTCAGCAAATGCTTTGGCAAGTTCCTGGTAGTTCTGCTTACCTTTCAGGTTGTTCATTTCCATATGATCAATCCGAAACTGAAGAATTACTTGGATTCAAACCAGAACATTTTGTTAGTCAAGAAACTGCTATTGATTTGGCTAGCGCCGCTTATATGAAAGCATATAGATTCGGTGGTAAGAAACCAGTTGGTATTGGTATTACTGCATCTGTTGCATCTGAAGTTCTTCACAAAGGAGACCATCGTTTTAACGTTTGCGTTATTACTGATGATAAAGTTCTTACCGACTATGTTATACTTGATAAAGGGATTGGTATTGACCAAAGAGTACGTGATGGCGTTCGTGTTGATATGAATGCTTTCATGCTTATGTATGAGGCATTAGGTATTGGAACGAAGTCAAGCGAAGGTAGCATTGATGCTACTGATTTAGCTAGAGCAAGATTCTTGCGCAGACCATTCTTTACTGCTAATGGATATAGGCTTGAAGCGATTTTAAATTCTAATGATTGGGCATTAATGCCTGGTGCGTTTAATCCGCCTCATGTTGGTCATTTAAGTATGGCAACTGAGTTTGAAAAAGATCATTCCGAAAGAGTAGTGTTTGAAGTTAGTACCACGCCGCCCCATAAAGATAAATTATCTGTTCAAGATATGCTTAAGAGGGCCAAGCTTTTACAGGGCCATAATAGAATTTTTACTACAGATATGCCTATGTATTTAGATAAGGCTAAAGCTTATCCTGGGATGTCAATTTTATTAGGAACAGATGCGCTTGTACGCATGCTTGATCCTAAATGGGGAATTGATCCATCTGATTTAATTTCTCAATTTTGGAAATTGCATACAAGACTTTATGTGGCGGCAAGAACCATTGACAATAAGTTAGTTCATGTTTATGATATTCTTGCAAAGAGTGATGAGATTTTTAAAGAACAACATGTTATAGATGAGGCATATTGGGTATTAAAAGATCTTCCTGGCAGATGGGATATTAGTTCTACTGAGTTGAGGAATAAGATTAAGTGATTCATTATCATCATTGCCCTACCTGTTATGAGGTATATAAATGTACAATGAAGTGTTACATTGAACCTGATTTAGAAGATCCGGTTTCTCATCCAGGTAAAGAATTTGGCGCGCATTGTGTATGCGATGAGTGTGATCAATCTAAATATCAAACAAAGGAGTTTTGGGATCGTTATAATGGTTTTATAAAGTAATGGAGCGGTGGCGGAATTGGAGTACGCGGGAGGCCGAAGAGTGGTACAATCACTCTGAATCCACCTATTCTAAATCGATTGTAACCGATACGAATTGTAGGTTCGAATCCTACCCGCTCCACCAATGTATTCAGTATCTAAAATTGTTCATGAAAAATATGGTAAAGTAGTTCAAATTACCAGAGATGAATTAGGTAAGATTAATACTCCATTTGAAGCGTTTTTAAAGGCAAGTCATATCCGAAGAATTTGGAATGGCAAGGGTAAATCTAAAGTTAGATTATTAATTGATTCGCAAATAATGTCAATATCTGAAGCAGATAAATGGGCTAATGATGAGTATAAATCTTTACCAAAATGCAAAGAGTGTGGGAATATTCTTAATGGAAAAGTTTATACGCACAACCTTTGTGGTAGTAATTTGTTCTGCAAACAAAGTTGCGCAGATAAAAACTTCAATTTTGAAATGGAAAAATTAAATGACAATGAAGAATCAGAATTCGATTGTTCCTAAGATTGGAATGGGAGTTACAATTAATATTGGTAGCGATCAAGTTGCAGCTACTATAGTTAAAATGTCTAAGTCTAGTAATAAAATTGTCTTGCAAAGAGACAAATCTATTCGCATAGATAACAATGGCATATCTGAATCTCAATCATATTTGTATGAGAGAGATCTTAATGGAGAGACTTGGACAGCAACTCTTCGTAAAGATGGAAGATATCGTTTGCTTGGTTGTAGGAATACGATTTCTTTAAATTTTCGCAGGGAATATTGTGACCCTTCATTCTAGGAGTTATATATGATTGTGTATAAAGACTATATTACTTTTATTATTCTTGGAGATGAAGTTAATTTAATTTCCAATGAAACATCATATGGTCGAAGTACAGTCGCTGAGATTAATAATAAATATTATTATCTAGATGATGAGGTTCCTTTAATTTCTACTGCACTATTTGCTTGGCAAGAATTAAATAACAAGCAATTAAATAGTGAAGAATTACATCAAGTAATGGTAGATAATAATTTAATCTCTGAAGCAGTATAATACCTAGGAGATATAAAATGAGTTCAAAGAAAGCAGTAAAGAAACCAGTTAAGAAGCCTGCGGCAAAAAAAGCAGTTAAAAAGCCTTTAGCTAAAAAACCAGTTAAAAAAGCTGCCACTAAAAAAGTTGTGTCAGTAAAGCCAATTACTGATTCTACTGGCGTTGTGATTATGAAATCAGTTGATTCTGTTGAAGAAGAAGCTGAAACAAAATCTGCTAAAGTTAAGGCTCATCTTGATAAAGATACTGGTGTCTTAACTATGGTTTATGAAGACGAAGAATAAAAATTTCAACTGTTAATTATTAAAGCCGGCCACTGGTCGGCTTTTTTATTATTGGATTTAAATATGTTAGTTCTAAAATTGTGCCAACAATTTTGTCCAGATAAAATTGTTCATTCCATTGGTAATAGATTAGGTGACGGCGCTGATGGCGAAGTATTTGATATTACTGATGAATTAGATAAAGTAATTAAATTTTGTGTGTTATATGAAACGGGTTCAGTAAAACTATTAAATACATACAAATACATTTCGAAATCATTAAATTATTTAATGCTTAATAATGATCCCGCATATGCGCGTGTGTATGCGCACGAGTATATGGGTCAATATGTTAGAGACGCTTGGCAAAACAAAAAGCAAAAATATATTTTATATTATTATGTAATGGAAAAATTACAACAAATTTCTGATGATGAGCGTAAAGTATTTGATTCTTTAGTTTCACACGAGGATCGTGGAAAGAAAAAAAATTATACGCCCGATAAAGTAAAAGAAATATTATTAGGATTAAATCGCGGGCTTGACTTTAATTTTGAAAGAGTTATATTTTTTTACGATTCATTAAAAAAATCAAAAATAAAACATCTTGATATGCATCCTAGAAATATTATGAAAGATGCAAATGGAAATTTTAAACTTATAGATTTTGATCGAACACAATTTATTGGAGATAAATCATGGCAATTGGAAAAGTAGATTTGAAGTTACTTAAAAAATTAGTTGGAGAATTAGAGTCCTCATTAGCAACCGCCGATGGATTAAAAGATGGTTCTGATGCTAGTGAGTATGTTGTAGAAATGTCTAAATGCGCAGGCTTAGCTTCTGGCGTTATGTCAGAGTCTGTTGCTTTGATTGGAGACATTCAAGTTTTAATTCAAAAAGCATCTGGTCTATCTCCTAAAGAAGATCCCCTTTCTAAAATTTTAGGAATTGTTAAGGGTGGTGGCGGTGGCTTGACCGGCACTAATTAAAAATATTTGCGCGCCCTTGTGGTCCGTAAAGTTCGTGTTTATATTTTAGAAAGATTCTGATACGCAAATAAATGGAGATAAATTATGTCAAATACAACTCGTAATGATGTCAAGCAACTTGCAGAAAAGATTGAGGTATTAGCTCGTGATGTGCAAGCTAAGCTTGATAACGGTACTGATTTTATGGTTGTTGCCAATGAATTAGTTCGTAACAACTTAACTTTTGTTTTTACTCTTGGCGAGCTTTATGCTCTTCAACAAGTTGGTACTAACAAGTCTGTTAAAGCAACTGCTGTTAGCAATCATGGCAATGCTAACTATCATAATGTTCGTGATAGTCGTGGTCGATTCGCTCCTAAAGTTTAATAATGGAAGAATCTCAAAACAAATTGATGCGGTTTTTTACTATGTTACCCGCTATTTTATTGATGACATTTGCTAATGTTTTCATTACTTCAGCGGTAGCTGGTGTGATTATGCTTGAATTACAAGCAGCCTATCCTGGCTCACGCTGGCCTTTGGGGGTAGCGATCCTAGTCGCAGTGGCTGTTTATTGTTGGATCAATTTCAATCACAAACTTAGGAATTACATTAATAAACAAGGAAATACAAATGAGCATTGATACTAAAGAAAAATTAATTAATGAATATAGTGAGCTAATGAATGCCACAGACACAGCATTGAATGAATGGTCGGGCGAAGGTAATTTACAGTTTCCAGTTCTTTTGGGAATGATTGCTGTTAGATTGAATTGGGATGAAAAGAAGGTTCGAGAAGAAGATCCTTTTGTTAGAAAGTATGTTCGAAATCATACTGATTGGCATGTTACTCGTGGAGCTAAGGGAGGCATTATGAAAGCTTCCGAAAAGCAAAAGAAAGATGCAGCTAAACTTGCGAAAGATCTTGCAAAGAAACAAATGCAAGATGCCATTGAAGCAAAGGCTGCGGCTGAGCTTGCTGCAAAAACAAACGTTCCAACTGAGTAAGTTATTATAATTATTGTACTTAAATAGAAGGTAGGTTGTAAAAGATCTACCTTCTATTTTTTTACCTATAGTACTTATATATTACTTCCCCTATTATATATCCCATACTTTTGTCGAGAAAAAGTTCCTAGTCTAGCTTTACTAAATTTAGCGGAGCTATAATACCTTTGTAACTTTAATTTAGTATGGGTTAAAATCATTTCTTTATTTGTTTGATTTTATAAATGTACGTATGGATCTTTTTATATAAGTTAAAGTTATAAATTAAATGATAAAGTTTAGTTTATACTGATTAAGAGTTCGGTATATATTATTTAGGTTCGACGATAAAGAAGGTAATATGTTTTCAAAAATGATAAAGGTTATGTTTGTTACGTTGCTGTTTGCTATTGGTAGCATATCTTGTTCAGCTTGTGCAAAGAAGGTTCCCGTTGTAAATGTTCCAGATGCAGAGCCATCAGCCACAGTTCCTCCGGTTACTCCACCGACAAATATTCTTGTTAAGGAAAATGATTGGCAATTTGTTTTACCAGGAACAAATTGGGACAAGTTAGAAATGTGCACAAAAGATGGGTGCCCAGTTCTTTATCAAAATAAAGATAAGAAAAGTGCTATTGTATTTTTAAAGAATCCATATGAATATTCATATGATGATTTTATTATTACTTCTATTAGGGGAGTTAAAGATGCAGGCGGTGTAATTTCTTCAGCTAAACAAATAGAGCTTAATGGTCGTAAGTTTGTGTTAGTAGAGTCTGTTAAGAATTACAATAAAGTTTGGATGTGGCTGACGCTATTGAATGGTCAGGGATATGCGCTATCATGTGGTGGCTCAGGCGATAACCATGATTTATGTTTTACCATTGCTAGTACATTTAAAATAAACTAAATGAAAACTTGGAAAATAGAAATGTTATGCGTTTCAATCATTTTAATGATTGTTAATATTGTAACATACAAACTATTTACAATAGAATTATTGGCAGCAATTGCTGTTGTATTAACATTTGGTCATACGCAAATTGCAGATAGAATGGCAGAACAGGAAGCTTTAAAAGAGCAGCCAGATGTTTTATGTTATAAGAAACTTTTATATTATTTCGCTGGCAAAGAATTATTTTGGTGTCTTTATTTTATAATGAATCATTCTTATTCTGCTTTGGTTGGCGTTATAGTGTTTTTATTCTATCCAGTTTGGCGTAGAATTTATAGATGTAAGATTAAAAAATATGGACAAAATATTACTCATTGATGCTCACAACCAAATGTGGCGAGCTTGTGTTAAATTTGGAGCCCCGCCTGTTGAAAATGTAGATGATAGTATTATTTTTACATTTAATTTCTTTCGTAACTTACGTCCATTAATAGAAGATTTTAAACCTGAAAAATGTTTTTTTGTTTTAGAGGGACATCCTCAATTTAGATATGATTTGTTTTCAGATTATAAAGCCAATCGTATTATTAAGCAAGCAGCAAAACAAGAAACATCAGATCGTTTCTTTAGAACGAAAGACATTATAGTTCCACTAATGCAGCATCTACCTATTACTACTTGTAGGGCCGCCAACTATGAAGCTGATGATGTTATAGCTACTCTTTGTGAGAATATGAAGAATGAAGACTTAACAGTATTAAGTAATGATTCTGATTATATTCAACTTTTGCAAAGAGGATACTCTAATATTAGGATTTATAATCCTATTAAAAAGGTTGATATGGAGTCTCCGCCTTATCCATATGTTGCTTGGAAGTGTTTAAATGGTGATAAGTCAGATAATATTCCGGCTTTACTTAAACCAAAAAAAGCTTTGAATACAGTTATGGATCCTGATTTATTTAAAAGGTTTATGGAAGTAGAAGAAAATAGAGCTAACTTTAATGTTAATCGTCAGTTAATTGAATTTAGATCTGTACCAGAAGAAGAAATTACTTTACATGAAGGTGTTAAAAATTTTCCAGCATTGAAGCAATCATTTTCAGAAATGAAATTTGAATCAATTGTTAATGATAAATCATGGGAAAAATATTGCAAAACATTTGATTGTATTAAATATTAGAGAGCAAAATGACTATAAAAGAATTTCCATCTATACAAGAATCTATAGAAAATCTGAGAAAATTTGGAGAAGAATTAAATAAAGCAAACGAAGATGCTCATAAAAAATGGGCAGAGGAGAATCCAGAGCAAGCAGCATGTACTCATGGCATTATGTTTGACAAAGAAGCTGCACAAAAAATGTTAGATGAAGCTACTGTTGATCCAAATTTATCTCCTGATGTAGCTTTTATTATGGGCTCTCCGGCTCATTCCAAGATTAGAAAACGTTGGCCGCGTTTATCTGGCCCTTGCCCCAAAGGTTGCGGTTATAATGGAATTGCATATGCTTCATATGAGCATTATATTTATGGAGATTGGTAATGAAAAAATTTGCAATTGAATCCAAAAAAAATAAGACTACTATTTTCGAAGTTGAAATAGTAATTCTTACCGCCATGGATGACCCATCTATTGCTTGGCGCAAACCAGAAGAGTACAAAGCCAGCATTCTAAAGCCTACAACTTTCCATCAGAAGATGGAAAAAATAGTTGATGGTAAGAAAGAAACTGTTTTGGTTCCTGATGTGTGGTGTTGGCATTCTTTCTTTGAATCATTAGAAGAGGCCAGAATTAAAGCAGTTGATTTAATTATGAACGAATTTAAATTTAATCTTAGAAAGTATGGCAAATCTTATACAGAATTAGATGTAGCTCAAGCAGTTAATGCTATTGAAGTTGTATTACTTAAAGCTTAAAATATCTTAACATTTCTGGATTTATTTTCCATGCAATAGACATGTCTTTTGCATCTAAGTATGTTGGAAATAATACATCATTAAAATTATGTTTATGCATTATACTTGGATGTGGAGTATGTTCTAGTCCTATAAAATGACCTAGTTCGTGAGTGGCTGTAGTTCTTAGTGTTAATGAAGTTCCAAGCCTATCACAAACTAAATATATTTTACCAATAGAGTTTTGCATATAACAATATAATCCAAGTGTTTGTGCTTTTATTTTATTGTCTGATTCTTTTATGTCTGGATGATCTTTTGTTACTTTTAAAATTGTATTGTGAGTTTTAATAAATTCTTCATCAGTATTGTCTAATGTAAATTCTATATTTATAACTATAATGCCATTACAAAAATAATTTAAATCATCCAGAGCTTCTAGAATTAATATTCTCTCTTCATTAGTAAAGGAATTATCAGCGTATATTGTTCCAACATATTCACATAATAATTTGTTTTTTGGTTTATTAAATAATATTTTGGGTGGTTTAATTTTCAAACCTGAAAAATATAACTGAGTATAAATATAAGATAATGAACTCCAAAAAAACTTCATTATAAAATGCTATATTATGTATGGAAGATTTGTATCGTAAAGGGTAAGGTTAAGTAATCATGAAGATTTTTGTTGTGGGTATGCCGCAAAGTGGTCGAACAACGGTGTCAAAAGCTTTAGCTAAAGATCTAGATTACCGTTATATCGATGCATCTTCATGGGTTAAATCTACGTTTAGAGATCAATTACCTTCGGAACATCCACAACAATATCATGATGAATTACATTCTTGGCTAACTCATAGAATGAAAGTTAATCCTTCTTTTATAAAAGATAATATTTGTGATTCAATAAATACTTATGGAGAAGATTCAAATAATTTTGTTATAGATGGAATTTTCTCTCCAAAAGATTTAGTTCAATTATTTGATTATAATAAAGATTTTATAGTGTTTTTAAATAGAACTGGTAATCAAGCTGAATATAAAGATTATGAAAGCATTGGAGTCTCGGTTATGCGAGACTATTGTTTTTGGTTATCTTCGGCAGATCTTATTCCAAGAGAAAGATGGTTTGAATATAATTTTTCTATTCCAGGTGAAAACTTGGATTGGGTAAAGTCATTGGGACACAAAAATAGTGTCTATATAGTTAAATCAATTAATAAAGTAATTTCTCATTTAAAAGAGAATATACTTAATCTTCAAGCCCCTCAATCTTAATTGATTGAAGTAGTTTGGCGAAAATCTTTTCAGAGTAATCAGTAGAATCAGCGGCTTGTTGATCAGCTTCTTCAGCCGCTTGTTTTACTAAAGCGTCTTGCTCTGCTTGCTTTGAAAGTTTTTCTAATTGTTGTTTTCTATTTTTTATACTCATAAACATACCTTATAATTTTGATTTTAATATATCAACTATCTCTTGAATAGATGCTATTGGAGCGCGGTAAAACTTACCGTATTGTGAAATTAATTGCTGGCCTTCTCCAATTAATTGAACTAGCAATGGCTTTGCTTCATTTGAAACCGCATTGGCCGTTTCATGAGATGCAACCATTTCATCTATTGGCTTTACCTTATCTCTGTAAGCATATAACAAAGCCAGGTCTGTTCTAACTTGAACAACAACTTGATTTTCATTAAGATATTTTATAAGGGCTTCGGCCTCTTTAGAAATGGATTCTTTTAATAATCTGTCATTTGCTGGTGATGGATCATTATCATAATTTTGTTTAGCCGTTTGAACTGCTTGTTTGAATGAGTTGAAGTAAGGGTCTTGCGCAGCTTTTGCTTTAACTTTTTTAGCAATTTCACTTTGTTGAGTTTTAATTTTAACTCTAAGCTTTTCAAGTGCGCCAGTAAGTCCTTCTGATTGCATTTTCTTCTTAACATTTTCGTGACTACGTTTTTGTCTTTGCTTTTCTTTTGCAATCATATTTTCTATATGACTTAACTTATCTTGTATCTCTTGTCTCTTTTTTGGATCAGTTGTTTTTTCTAAAAGATCAGTTAATTGTTTTTGTTGATCATTAATTTTTTTATACCATTCACCAAATCTTTTCTTAACATTATCTCTGTAGATTGCTTTTCTTTCTGGGTCGGCCATAATTTCTTGATAAGCTTTACGACGCCCCGCAATATATCTTTCAAATCTTTCATACTCTGGATGAGACTTGCCAACCTTTTTAATAAACATAAGTTTTTTAAACCAGTTGCGTCTAGCCTCTAAAAGTTGTTGTACTTTATTTCCAGTATAAGTAATATTTTTATCGCCCTTATCAAGCATCTGTTGATTAAATTCTTGAGCGTATTGATTTGCTATTACTTCATCAACATCAATGTCTTCTCCAGCAACACTATTAAGTTTTGCTTCAGCGTCCTTAACTACACTTTGAACGAACGAAGTTAATTTGGATGGATCAAAATCTTCTGAATACTCTTTTGAAGCATTCAAATATTGATTATTCATTATTCTTTCGTATCTAGTATTAAGAACATCAATTAATTGAGCGGCCTCGCTCATAGATTCTTGAGTTAAATGAGAAGGATCTATATTAAGAGAATCCATTAAATCATGATAGGCACTCATGAATCCTTCAAATTGATTGAATAGCTCTTCATCTTTGATATCAAACTGTTCAGCTTGTGCATCAATATCGCCACCAACAGATCCTGAAGTATCATCTTCGGGATCATCTGGCATATAATATCCACCGTTTTGAGCTTCTATACGTAAAGCAAACATAGCTCTTTTGTAAAACGCTTCTGCTAATTGTAGGATTTCAGCCAACTTATTCATTGTGTCCTTATAAAAGTCTTTATAGGATATATATGGTTTTATAGATATCTAATAGAGGAATTATGAAAATCGTTTATACCGGTGAAGAGATGCCAGAAACCATTACAAGTAGTATATTTTTGGCCGGTCCTTCCCTTAGACCTGGGCAAGAAAAAGAGATGGAATCATGGCGTAATGATGCCATTCAAATTCTAAAAGATAAAGGATTTGATGGCGTTATCTTCTGCCCAGAAAATAAAGATGGTAAGTTTGATAAAGATTTTAGTTATGATGATCAGATTGATTGGGAACATAAACATCTTAATTTAGCCGACTGTATTGTTTTCTGGGTTCCTCGCGATGTATCTCTCGACAAAAATGATCAATTGAAGTTGCCTGCTTTTACCACTAATGTAGAATGGGGAGCTTGGGCAGATTCAGGTAAAGTTGTATTTGGTTGCCCGCCAGATTTAAAAGAAAGAAAAAACAAATATCTTAAATATTACGCTGACTTTTATAATGTTGAAGGCGGAACTACTTTAACAGAAACATTAGATGCAGCTCTTGATATGTTAGGTGAAGGCGATGGTCGTACTGAAGGCGAGAGATATGTTCCACTATTTATTTGGAAAACACCCTCTTTTCAATCATGGTATCTTTCGCAAAAAGAAGCCGGCAATCGTTTAGATCATGCAGAATTACTTTGGTCTTTTCGCCCTGGTAATAAAAAGTTTGTTTATGCCTGGGTTCTTAAGGTAGATATTTTTGTCGAGTCAGAGAATAGAAATAAAACAAATGAATTTGTTTTAGCGCGTACTGACATTTCTTCTGTATGCTTGTATCATAAGTCTGGTGATTGGGGAGACAGTAAAGATTATAAAGTCATTTTAATAAAAGAATTTAGATCTCCAGCAAATACTAAAGATGGTTTTGTAAGAGAGTTGCCAGGAGGCTCATCTGCATCTGATGAAAATGAAGAGCCAAAAGAAATTGCGGCTCATGAAGTTTATGAAGAGACTTCATTTCATATTGATCCAGAGCGCTTAAAGTTTCATGGAGCAAGACAATTAGCCGGAACATTCTCTTCTCATAAATCATATCTTTATTCTGCTGAATTAACAGAAGAAGAATTAAAATGGTTTGAGTCTCAAGAGGGAACCGTTCATGGAAATGTTGAAGATTCTGAAAAAACATTTATAGAAATTCATTCTATAAATGATTTAATTAAAAAAGAATTAACAGATTGGACAACTATTGGGCAAATTCTTTCAGTTGTTCTATGAACTATATCATATAGATATATGTTCAATAATCAAAAACGAAAATTTCTTTTTAGATGTGAAGATTGCGAAATGGTATTGAGTGTAGATTTTGAGGAAGAAGACGATCTACAAAGAGTAGATGAAGATAAGATGGAATTAGAATGTCCATGTGGTGGGCTTTGTAAAATTTTGCGAGACTAATTTTAAAATTTAAAAAATATTGACAGTTAATTTTAAAGATTTATATTGCTTATTATGATTAGTAAAGAAAAAGAAATTCGTAACATGCTTGAATATCTTTCTGGAAAAGATTACAATTTTCAAAAGCGTGGAGATGGAGAATTTTGTATTACACACTCTTTAATTTCTGATGAATCTATTCCTAAAAGAGATAATGATTCATTGAATATTGATTTCAATAAAAAGGAAATTGAAGTTTATTCTTATGATGAAAGTTATCATAATGGAGATCATTATCATTGTGTAAATACAAAATTAGATTGGTCTAAATTAGAATCAATTCGTGATGTAGTAAAAAAATATGTAAGAGCAGTAGCTGAAAAAGAAGTGTTAGAAACTTTTAAAAACTCTTTAGTTGAAAAAAGATTAGAAGTAATTATGAAAGGTAAGTAATGAATAAAGAGCAATTTGTTTCTGAGTTAGCAAAGCTGCGTCCTTCAGCTACTTTTCTTTCACTTATCGGTTATAGAAATGAATATAGTGAAGTTGCAGATTATAATATTATTTTTCATATTAGTTATGAAAATGCATTAAAGAAATCTATTTTTGTTTTAGAGAGCTATGTTCCTGCTGATGATATGTTGGCCAGAGCCAAAGAAGAATTAATTGATGGTTATAATTCATCACTGAATAAAATGGCAAATACTCCTGTTGAGGAGATTGATGATGAGTACACCAGATTTTTCGACGAAAATGGAAAATACATTAAAGGCGTTAAGTTACACACCAAGACTAATGTTTTACATTTGTATGGTCTTGTTAATAACAAGCGGGTCATTATGCCTGGACATTATCCAACTAGTAATAAAAGAGAGCTTACGTTGGCTAAGGATAAGCTTCGCAAAATGTGTTCAGTTAATAAATTCCGTCAGTTCAAAATTCTTCCGTCGCAAGTAGATAAAATTTGTGTGGAAAATATTTCTTTACTTCCTCCGGTGTAAAATCTATCAATAATGTTATATACGATTTACGATCGAGGGGAAACGATTAGTGGCAAGTATTGGTTCAAGTAATTGAACTTAATTCTTTACTATATTTAAAACTTAATATCTTTTGCTAATTCTAAAAATTAGCGAATACTTGACGGCGTAATTGTAGGGGATTACAATCCGCCCGCACGGCAATAACAATTTGTTGGACCTATTGTCCAAATCTAAAAGGAGATTATCATGTCATCTAAAAATTTATTTAATTCGAAAAAGTCTTTCATTTCTACTAAGTTCAATAAGGTTACCAAGCCAACTGACACTGTAAATAATGCTGGTGGAAACGCCTATTCTTTAAGCGATAAGGCTGGCCTTGCTCAATTAGCTATGACTGGTTGCTTTAATGGAACCTATTATGTTTCTGACAAGGAACAATTAAAAAGAACTCTTGAATTAGCTAACAAGCTTCCAGTTGAGTTTGTTGCGAAACTTGCGGTTTATGCTCGTGAAAAAGGTTTAATGAAGGATATGCCAGCTGTATTGACAGCAGTTGTTGCTGGCAAAGATTCTGAACTTTTGTCTAAAATTTTTCCTCGTGTTATTGATAATCCAAAGATGTTGAGAAACTTCGTTCAGATTATTCGTTCCGGCGCAACTGGCCGTAAGTCTTTGGGAACTCGTCCAAAGAAATTGATTCAAGAATATCTTGAGAACTTAACTGATGAACAATTGTTCAAGGCAGATGTTGGTAATGATCCGTCATTACAAGACATTATTAAGCTTGTTCATCCAAAGCCAAACAACAAAAAGCGTTCTGCTTTGTTTGGATACTTACTTGACAAAAAGTATAACAAGAAAGATCTTTGCAAGTTAGCAAAAGATTTCGAAGCTTTCAAGAAGGACATGAAGGGAGAAATTCCTGATGTTCCTTTTCAAATGCTTACTGCATTACCTTTGACTGATAATCACTGGAAACAAATTGCTGAAAATGCAACTTGGACCCAGACTAGAATGAACCTTAATACGTTCGAACGTCATGGCGTATTCGCAGATCCTAAATTGACTTCTATTGTTGTAGATAAGTTGCAAGATGAAGAGCAGATCAAGAGAGCGAAAGTTTTCCCATATCAATTATTCACCGCATTCTTAAACATCGAATCTACTATTCCTGCTAAGGTTTCAGTTGCTTTGCAAAAAGCCGCTGAGGTTGCTTTAGAGAATGTTCCTGAATTCGATGGTAAGGTTTATGTTATGGTTGATACTTCTGGATCTATGAGTTCTCCTGTCACGGGTCACCGTGGTACGGTTTCTTCAAAGATGCGTTGCATTGATGTTGCAGCCTTAGTTGCAGCAGCAGTAATGCGCAAAAATGTTGATACTGAAGTAATTCCATTCGATACTCAAGTTCATGGTCACTGTTTGAATCCAATGGATTCAATCATGACTAATGCTAGAACTCTAGCTAACTTTGGTGGTGGAGGAACGAATTGCTCAGAAGCATTGGCACATGTCAATCGTAAGAATGCCAAGGGTGACCTTGTTATTTATGTGTCTGATAATGAGTCTTGGGTTGATAAAAACATTTATCGTAGCACTGCTACCATGAATGAATGGAATAAGTTCAAAGCCCGTAATCCAAATGCAAAGCTTGTGTGCATTGATGTAACTCCTAACGGAACTACTCAAGCACATGATCGCGATGACATTTTAAATGTTGGTGGATTCAGTGACCAAGTATTTGACGTAATCGCAAGATTCGTTGAGCTTGGTAACAACAAAGACTTGTGGGTCAAAACCATTGAGTCAATTGATCTGTAAAAAGATTCAAAGCTCCTAGCCGAAGGGCACCCTATTTATTCACTAGGGTCATTGATGCAAGTTCAATGTGGGAGCCCAATTAAAAAGAAAGTTTATTATGTTTGATATTATTATGTGCGCAAGTCCGCTTTCTAAAAAGAAACCAGACGAGTCTTATCAAACAGAATATGATGTTGCTAAAACTTTAACTAAAGTTCATCTATTCGATATTTATAATATTGATTCTCTTGTTTTACCGCAAGTCGAATTTAAAAAATTAGTTTATCATGGCTGGATGATGCCGCCAGAATACTATACTAAATTTTATAATAAGTGTAGAGAATTTGGATACGAGTTAATTAATTCGCCCGAACAATATGTTGCGTGCCATTATTTCAATGGTTGGTATGATGCCATTGAAGGTCTTACTCCAAAGTCTTTGATTGTAGAAATTGATGATTTGAGGAAGATGGCGGAGCAAGTTATGCAATTTATGCATCGCAATGATTGCGCTGTTATAATTAAAGATTATGTTAAATCATTAAAACATATGTGGAATGAAGCTTGTTTCATTCCTAAAGATTCAAATATTTTTAATGTATGTAAAGTTATCTCTACTTTTATTACAATAAAACAAGATGATAAAGATTTACAAGGAAATCTTGTTGTTAGAAAATTTGTAGATTTTAAGCAAATTGGTAATCATAATAAAAGTGGAATGCCTTTGGCCAAAGAATTTAGAACGTTTGTTTTAAATGGCAAACCCATTAATACTTATAATTATTGGGATCAAGGTAATTATGTTGGTGATAAGCCTCCTGCCGAATTTATTCAATTGATTGCAAATCAAATTTTCAATACAACCAAAAGCAATTTATTTACAATAGATGTTGTTCAATTAAAAAACAATTCATGGACTTGCATTGAGGTTGGTGATGGACAAGTTTCAGCTATACCAGACAATGAAGATAGATTAAATTTTTTTGAAAGGATTTTAAAATGATTAAACGAGATGGCGTAGAAATAATGAATGCTAGAACACAAAATGTTTCTATTGCTAAAGCAACTATTAATCTTTTAAAAGAAAAGAAGTATACTTCTTTAAATGGTAATGAAGTTGATATCTCTGTAGCGCTTGATGCTGCCGTTAGTGGCACGAAATATTATTCTGCTGATTATAAGTATGATTATAGTTCTGAAAAAGGAGAGCCATTATTTAAGATAGAGGTGGTAAATGAAACGACCGCTCAAACAGCTGTTAGACTATATTCAGAAGGTAAAGAAAATTTGGTTGCTTTAAATTTTGCTTCTGGTAAAACTCCTGGAGGTGGATTTCTGGCTGGAGCAATTGCTCAAGAAGAAGATTTATGTAGATGTTCTGGATTATATAGTTGTTTAAAAAGTAAGCCATTATTTTATAATGCTAATATACTTTTTGATAATAATTATTATACTGATGGTATTATATATTCCCCAAATGTACCTTTTTTAGAAATGAAAAATTAGAATTTTTAAATGAACCATTTAATCTTTCAATTGTTTCATCGCCTGCCCCAAATTTAAATGGAATGGAAGATGAAGAAGAACTTATTACTTTACAATTTTTAGCTCATAGAATTAGAAAAATTCTAAAAGTAGCAACATTGAATGGTCACAAAAATATTATTCTTGGTGCTTGGGGGTGTGGTGCGTATCGAAACAATCCAGAGTTAATTGCTCAAACATTTAAAGATATGTTAGAAGATGTTCCTAAAGAATTTGAACACGTTACATTTGCTGTATATGATACGAGACAGCCAACTGTTTTGTTTGATACTTTCAAAAAAGTGTTTGGTGTTTAATGGCTAATCATGGTTATATTTCTTCTAAAAAGAATTTAAAGAAAGATGAAGTATATAAAGATCTTCAGGAAATAAATCAAAGAAGATTCAATGGATTGCTTTCTATAAAAGAAGATCCTGAATGGGATGGTTGTTGGTATATCTCTTTTAAACAAAAAACTGGTTATGAATCAGGGTTTATTATATGGATTGAGTCCAAAAGAAAATTAGAACATCGTCATGGTGATTTGTGGATATTTTATCTTGAAATAGTTTTTGCCCATGAATTAGGTTTTAAATATAAGGGAATGATTTCTGATGAATGTTGTTCAGAAAAATGGAAACCAGTTCCTAAAAAATATCCCACATATAAAAAATATTTGGAATCAAGGTATTCTAATTTTATAAAGAAAGATCCTAAATTAGGCAGGGCATGTTTAAAAGATGAATTAAATTATATGCCAAAAAAGTTAAGGAAATTTTAAATGACAATTTCATATGTAGTTAGCGTTGGTGATTTTGCAGTTGATGAAGAAAAATCTGCTGGCCTTTCTTGGGATGAAGAGGCAATACCATCAGATAAAATTGATGATAGAACAATTAGAGCTACTTCATTTAATGTATTAGATGATGCATTTGATTATGCAAATAATGTTTTAAAAAACCATGAAGGTGATAAGTGGTTGGCTTATGTAGAAATTGATAAAGTTGAAACAACGCGTATTGCTAAATTAAAATAATGTGGTACGTATATATTGTTCGTTGTTCGAGAGATGATTCACTTTATACTGGTATTACTAATAATTTAGATAAAAGAATTAAAGCTCATAATGATGGCAAAGGGGCTCGTTATACCAAAAGTAGAAGGCCGGTTTCATTATTAAAATATTTTGAAGTAGAAAACAAATCAGCCGCATTAAAATTAGAATATAAAATAAAACAATTATCCAGAGCAGAAAAGTTAAAATTAAATGAAATTACATAAAGATATTTTAATTCAATCTGGAGTTTCTGGCGACAAGCCTGTTATGTCTGGAATATATAAATTCTATGAAACTCATGGATTACCGCTTGATGTAATATTTAGTTTATTTATAGAAAAAGGTTATGTACCAGATTGGATTGATTTATATAAAAGTGCTAAAAATGCTGGCATGAAACACGATAGAATTATTTCAAAATTAGAAGAATCTATTTCAGATTCTTATGGCAAAGAATTTTGCGAAAAGGTTATATCTGTGTTAGACTCAATTTTTAAGAAATAGGAAACAATTATGACAAAAGAAAATTTTACCTCAATTAATGTAATTATAGACCAAAGCGGATCTATGCAACATTTAGCTACTGATACTATTGGAAGTTTTAATACTTTCCTTTCTGAACAAAAAGTTCTTCCTGGTGAAGCAAATTTTACTCTTTGCACTTTCAATATTGATTATAGATTAGTTCATGATTTTGTTAAGTTGGGTTCTGTTCCTAATCTTGATGATAAAGTTTATAAGCCAAATGGCAGCACTGCTTTGTTAGATGCTATGGGTAATACAATTAATTCTGTTGGCGCTAAATTAGCCGCCATGCCAGAGAGTGAAAGACCTTCTAAAGTTTTATTCTTAATCATTACTGATGGTCAAGAAAATGCTAGCCGTGAATTTACAAAAGCTCAAATTAAAGAAATGGTAGAGCATCAACGTAATACTTATAATTGGGAATTTGTATTTATGGGAGCTAACATTGATGCAATTGCAGAGGGCGTTTCTCTTGGTGTTGCCGCTGCAAATACTATGAATTATAATGCAACCGCTGCCGGAACTCGTGATTTATATAGAAGCGTTTCTGAATCAGTTGGCAATTATCGTAGTTCAGTTAATCCTCAACAAAACTTTTTCAATAACAAAACCCCAGATAAAAAGTAATAAAAATAAATGATTACAGGTATTTACGCCGGAAGCTTTGATCCAATAACTAATGGACATATAGATATTCTTAAAAGAAGTTTATCTATATGTGATAAATTAGTTATTGCAATTGGAGTTAATCATGAAAAGAAGACTACAATGTTTTCTATTGATGAAAGATTGGCAATGATTAATTATGTTTTAGCTTCCGGCTTTACCGAATCATTAAATAATAAAAATGTAAGTGTTGTTTCTTTTAATGGATTAATAGTTAATCTTGCAAAAGAATTAAATGCAAAAGTTTTAATTAGAGGAATTAGATCTGTATCTGATTTCGAATATGAAATTAATTTAGCTAATGTAAATAAAGTTTTAGCGCCAGAAATTGAGACGGTATTTTTGCCAACTAGTCCAAATTTGGCAGTAGTATCTTCTTCTGGGGCTAAAACAATTGCTAGATTTGAAGGTGATATTTCTAGTTTTGTGCCACCTTTCATTGCTAATGAAATTAAAAATAAGTTTGGTTTTATAAAGTTTGGTGATGAAGAGCAAGATTAATGTTTGCCCGCCTGTAAGTTATTTAAAAAAATAAGCCGGCTTGACAGGTCAATTTGTGCGGTTATATTGATTGGCACGCAGCAACAAAAAATTGAAAGAAAAATAAAAAACTTCTATCAATAAGGATATATAAAAGATACGATTCACCATTTTATATGGGGGAGTAGCTCAGAGAAAGAGCGCAACGATACCGTAAGGAAAACGTTGAGGTCCCAGGTTTAATTCCTGGCTCCCCCACCAAGTTTAGATGTCATATATAAGTCGTGACTTAAGACGCAACTGACATCTGGACATTAATGTCCTTGGTGAGATTACATCAAATTAAGGGCACCATGCTGAATGCAGATGTGATTACATTGGAAAAAAAATCTCATCAAATTTTGTCAGCTATGGAGTAGATGGATAATGGGTATCCAGGGAGCTGTAACCTCCCCGCTTTCCGCCAGTAGGTTCGATTCCTACCTGCTCCACCAACCGTATTAGGAATTTAGGTTTCAGTATTTTATCAGAGCAAACTAGGTAAAGTATTTGCGGCATGTTTCTTGACAATCTAATAATTTTCAGACCATAGTGAAATCTGGTATCACATCGCATTTGGGTTGCGATAGTCTCAGTTCAAATCTGAGTGGTCTGACCATGTTTACCAACCTATGTTATATCAATGGGTATGGAAAAAACAATACTTCATGAATTAATTGAGCGTGGTTTTACTTTAAAACAAATTTCTATAGAATGTAATACTTCTATCTCTAATGTTAGATATTGGCTTAAAAAGTTTGAGTTAAAACTAAAGAGAGGAGCTAGGGGTAAAAAGCCAAAAGATTTTCTTTTTGAAAGAAAATGTGGATGTGGCGAAACTGATCCCTTTAAATTTTATGGAAATAAAACTACAGTGTGTGCAAAGTGTCATTGTAAATATACTCTTCTAAAAGGTCAAGAAAATAGAATTTATATTCTTGAAAAATTAGGCGGCAAATGTTCAAATATTTGTTGTAATTTTTCTAAATGGAAATCATCTTTAGATGTTCATCATCCTGATCCATCGAAAAAAGATATTTCATTTTCATCAATAAGATACTGGACAAGAAGTAAAATTGATAAAGAGTTAGTAAATTGTGTTTTATTATGTAAAAATTGTCATGCAGCTTATCATAGTGGTGAGCTAATTTTGTGATGGTAAGTATATCAGGGTTTGGTGTTTAACAGCAGCATAGTCGGTCTGGAGCCGAGCGGTACTGATGCAATTTCAGTAGCCCTGACCAGTTAGTATAATTAAGTTATTTATAGGTGTCTAGCCCAAATATAGAGGCAACAGTCACAAAGACTGTCAAAGTGAAGGTGTAACCCCTTCGGCACCTGCCATGTAACAAATGCCTGTAAGGGTTTACATCTTAGGAAAAAAGAACTGAATAGAGTCCGATTCTCTTATCTCCCACTATATGGGAGAGTTGGTGCTAAGTTAAAATAGACTCTTCGATTCTTGTTGTTACAGTTAAGCGAATATGGCTCAGTGGCGACGGCATCTGCCTTCCAAGCAGAAATACAACAACGTGGGTTCGAGTCCCACTATTCGCTCCAAATGGCCCTGTCTTCTAATGGTTCAGGATCGGAGATTTTCACCCTCCAAATGTTGGGTTCAATTCCCACCAGGGTCACCATTTTATTATGCCGCTTTAGTTTAAATATTAAAACGCCCCTTTTAACGGGCGGAGATATTGGTGAAAGTCCAGTTGGCGGCGCCAGAGTATGCTGATATCCTTAAATAAGGCGCATACTTTTATATGGGAGAGTAGCTCAGAGAAAGAGCATTAAACCTTAAAAAGTTTAAGGCGCGGTGGTTCAATTCCATCCTCTCCCACCACATTATGTTCCAGCAAAAGGATCTGACATAAGGATCAGAGGTGGTTTAAGTCCGCCGCATAATTTATGATAGTTGGATAGTTTAGCTACTATTATAGTTGTAAGTTTGCTAAAACAGGAAAGGATCCTAGACTTACAACGCAATATTCCGAGGTGGGTGAATGGTGAAACCGCGAAGCTGTTAACTTCGTTTTGTTACTGGTTCGAATCCGGCCTTCGGAGCCAGTAGTTAATTTATTCTGGGCAACCCCGTGTCATCCTGTTTGCCCAACAGGCACGTTAATGGGATGGATAAATTAATTACATAATTCAGTTAGTGAATGCAGTAAGGATTACATTTAATCATGCTCTGATGGTGTGAGTATCAAACCTCACCGGCAACTTTGTGATATAAGTTGAACTACCGTAGCACAAGTGGGGTTCTCGAAAGAGAATCATAAAGTGCAAGGGCGCAAAGTATCTTTACAATTTTTGTCACTATATTCTAAGATAGCCTAATGGCAAGGCAGGCGGCTGTGGGAACTAAAGGTAAATGTCCGTTCGATTCGGAATGTTCCAAAGATAACCGCCCGGTGGTAAAACACTTTCTAGGTTCGAGTCCTAGTCTTAGAGCCAAAAGGATAATCTCAGTTCGAAATGAGGATCCTGATTGTGTAATGTAAGAGCATCTGGACCTTTACTCCTGGACTAAAAAAAGATCTGATAAGTACATTCAGTGACGGTTTTAGCACAATCAAAATTTATCTCCTTCTGGTTTAATAACAGGCCATAACGAACCTGTATGACGCTCCTGTCTAAACGGAGTGATCCAAGTGAAAGTCTTGGGAAGGGGACCAGATTCTGCACAGTGTATGGCGCGCACATCAAGTCAATTGAAGGCTGGAAGGAATGGGTTCAAATCCTGTGGCAAGAACTAAAGGTCACACAACGGCCGCATTGCAACATAGAAATGGTTTCTTGAGCGAAGAAAAGTTGTATCCGATGAATGCTGTAAAGATTACAATGCAATACCGAGCGCACCTAACTACTGTATCAGGCAGGGTGTTTTAGCCAGATATTCTAAAAACTTGTTAGTGGAGCAAACTACAAGTACAAAAGCATGCAACAGTTCGTTCATGTCCCATATGATTTCTAGTTGGGTTAATCTAGTAATTATTATCTTTACTACTTTAGTCATCAAAATATTCTTCTCTAGTGTAATTAGCACGGCGACCATTTGAGGTCGAGAGTTAAGGTTCAAGTCCTTGGGGGAGAGCCAAATTAAAATGAGTAAGTCATGTTTACATCAACTGGAATATTTCAATATGATCCTGGCAAAGGAAGCAAAAAGTTTGTTCCTCATTGGGGTTTATTAACTTGCGATAATGATATATCTGCATACTATTCTTGGCTTTTGAAAAGAAATGGTATGGAACTTCATCCTAATGATAAAGGGTTATGGGGAACTCATGTTTCAGTATTGAAAGGTGAAGCTCCTCCTAAACCAGAACATTGGGGCAAGTATGAAGGTTATGAAGTTAAATTTCATTACAGTCATTTAATAAGATTTGAAAATGGTAAGCATGCTTGGGTCGATGTTTATTCAGAAGATTTGTCGGCGATACGTCAAGAACTTGGATTTGTTTTCAAGCCTTGGTATCATTTGACAATAGGAAGATTAGTAAGACCCTTTGATCATCTTCTTGATTTTAGTCAAGATTTAACATAAGTATAATGGTGCCGTCGTTCAATGGTTAGGACAGAGCATTGTCAATGCTCCAATGGGGGTTCGATTCCCCTCGGTGCCGCCAGATGTTTTATGTTTATGGTTTACTACATCCAATCTCTAAAGAATTAAGATATATAGGTTATAGTTCAGATTATATGGAAAGATATAAAGAACATTTATTGCCTTCAAATCTAAAGAGAGCTACTCATAAATCTGCATGGTTAAGAAGTCTTTTGAAAGATAATTTTAAACCAGAGATTATTGTTTTAGAAGAAGCTATTTCAGAAGTTGAAGCTCTAGAAAAAGAAATAGAGTTAATTGCCTATTACAAAAGTATAGGTTGCGAATTAACAAATGGAACTCTCGGTGGGGATGGTAGATACGGATTCATTACTCCACAGGAAGTAAAAGATAAAATAAGTCAGAGTATGAGGGGTAAGAATACTAAGCCCAAAATAAAAGCAAGCTGTTTATTTTGTAAGAAAGAATTTTATTTCAAAGCCAAGTATCTTAAAAGAGGACATAAGTATTGTAGTTTAGTTTGTGCTAATAGAAACAGATACGCTTCTGTAGAACTCGGGTGAGTTCACTTGTTTGTCAAGCAAGCCCAGGTGGGTTCGAGCCCCATCAGAAGCGCCATAGGCGAATGCCGATGTGATTACATTTCAACAAAAAAATCTCATCAATCTTTGTTGCCGCTGATATTACGGTCATCTATTAATAGAATAAAAACTATGAACCGTTCTAACCGCCTTAATTAACCGAGTTAGATAAACAATATATTAGGACTATGAATCCGGTTTAAAGACCAAATAATATATAGTTAAATAGATATGGGAGCAGCGCGAGTGGTTCTTGCAGAGAGTCTTATAAACTCTCGGGTCTCCATGCCAGGGGTTCGATTCCCCATGCTCCCACCATATGAATATCAATTGTGTTTGTTGTAATGTAATTTTTGTTACAAATATTTGTAATACAAAATATTGTTCTAGAAATTGTTATCAATTAGCAAAATCTCGTAGGCTTAACGAAAAGCGTAAAAATATATTTATTACAGTTAATTGTATAGAATGTGGTTGGCAATTTCAATATTCTAAAAACATTGGACATGAAATAAAGTTTTGTTCTAAAAAATGTATATCTTTTTATAATAGTAGGGTAAGTAAAAAGTTTTTAGATATTCCATCTTGCTTGGAAAACTCTTCTAGAAAAATAGATAAGACATTAGGATATGTTAGAATATATGTTCCAATGCATACAGAAGCTAATACTTGGGGATATGTTTATGAACATCGCATTGTAGCAGAACAAATAATAGGAAGAAGATTAAATAAAGAAGAAATAGTTCATCATAAAAATGGTAAACGCTGGGACAATAGATTAGAAAATTTAGAAGTTATGAATAAAAATGATCATGCCAAATTACATGGTCAAAGAGAAAATGATTTAGATATTTAATTATTTGTTTAGTTTAAATATTAAATAAATAACCAAGAAACAAATGCAATAAGGTTTACATTAAAACTAACATCTTAACAGATATGTGAGTTCGAGTCTCACTCCAAGCTTATGGTTTGGATGGCGGAATGGCAAACGCATTAGTGTCGAAAGACATAGACTTTATATTTTTGTTGTTTCTAAATTATGGTCGTATGGTGGAATGGTATACACAAGCTGCTTAAAACTGCTCGCTCGTAAGGGCTTGGGGGTTCGAGTCCCTCTACGACTACAACTTCTTTTTACAATAAGTTTCTGTTTGTGAATGGCAATTTGGGCACATTATTCTTAAATTTTGTAATCTGTTATCGGAATGATCTCCGTTAATATGATCAAGGTGTAATGATAATTTTTTACCATTCCATTCATTAAGCCCACATTCTTCACAAAAATAAGTAAGTAATCCTTCTTTTACTAAACGATTTTTTAAAGTATAACTGCTGGCATGCTCACTATTTTCCACCAATATTTGTGATAATGGTCGTGGTGGTGTCCAATTATGATTCTTATCTTTTAGATGTCCTTGTCCTAAAAAATGTGAGGTATCTAATTGTAAATTTTTAACAGTGTTATAAAAAGTTTTATATGATCCACCAGCTGGAGTTAAATTTAATTTTTGTAATACTTGAGCTATAGAAAAACTATTTTTAACAGCATCAATAAATTCTTGTTCTGTATATGTTCTTTTTCTCATGGCATACTGATATATAACGTATGATACGCGTCTCTACCCTTTTTACTTATGAAAGCTCAAGAGTTAATGAATCCACTTGCAGAAGATGAAGATATAGATTTGATGTAAGGAAAGTAATATGGCAATTGATATTGGAAGAATAGCATATGATAAATATGCTGAAAAAGTTGATTACATTAATTATAATGGAAAGAATCTCCCTAAATGGGAAGACCTAGGAAAAGTTGGACAAGATGCTTGGAGACATGCAGCATGTGCAGTTCTAGATTACATGCATCAATGCGAAGAAGATATGAAAGAAGATTTGATAGGATAACGGTGCCTTAATTCAGTGGTTAGAATGTCTGTCTGATAAGCAGAATGTGAGTAGTTCGATTCTACTAGGCACCACCATTGTGATTGAATAATTAAAATTATATTTAATAGTATGGATATTTCTTGTAACGAAAGGGAGATACTATGAAAATATATTTTGATAATTTAAATACACAAGAAGACATGATGAACAGTTTTGCTATTGATTCCGAGAAATTGGAAGGAGTAGAAATATTGTATGCATGTTATAGCACAGGTGATTACGAAGGTTGGGCACACGTTATTTTTCGAAAGGAAGGTAAATTGTACGAAGTCAACGGATCACATTGTTCATGTTACGGTTTAGAAGGGCAGTGGAAGCCAGAGGAAACTTCGGTCGCTGCATTGCTTTTTCGACCTAACGTAGCAGATGAAGCAAAAGAAATTTTGCGTCAGTTATAAAAAGGTATGGTGAGCTTGCTCATCATAATCGGGCATTCGTCCAGAAGTTAAGACGATACTCTGATAAAGTATAGAAAATGGAGCGTTACCATTATGCCCGACCATACTAATACATATGGCCTTCCCGCTAGGAAGTATCCATAAGTATACAATGAGGAGTCGCTCTCCTTACCTGCTCACATGGCCGGAAACTGTGACGAGGACCTGATTTTGAGATCAGGTAGTAAATCCTCAAGCGTGCCCACATCGTTGGAACCTGTGGAAAAATCGTTTAGCTCAACAAGCAGAGTGCCTGGCGTGATAGCTGGGAGATATGTGGTGCAAGTCCCATAATGATTCCAATGAAACTAAAACACTATTTCTTTAAATTAATTAGACCTTTATTTGTTTCCAATATAGATCCAAATGAAGATTTTAATTGTATGATATGTAATGAGCCAGTATTAAAAAGATATCTGACTTGTGATAATGAATTTTGTATTGAACAATGTAATAAATTGTGCGGATACGATATTGAATAATAAATCTCTCAATAGCTCAGCTAGTAATCCAATTAGTGTACATAAAAGATTACTTCGGTAGAGCGCTCGCCGAAAGCGGGAGGACGGTAGTTCGAATCTATCTTGAGGGACCATGTGGTGCTTTCGTATTTTTAGCTAAAGACCGCTGCCTGAAGAGCAGACGAAATTGGGGCAGAACCAATAGGCACCACCATATAAAGTCATGACAAAAAATAATTTAAAATTTAAAGTAGGCGATAAAGTTAAACATATTTTATTTGGTAAAGGAAAGATTATTTCTATAAAAGAAAATCTTTATTTTCCATATTATATTAAATTTGATTCCGGCATGGAAGATTATCAATCGGATTATTATCTAACTTTAATCAAACCATTATAGCGTTATATAGTCGGCATGAAGATTAAATTAATCAAAGCAAGCGGCCGAGCCAAATGCAGAAATTTAAGTTGCAGAAAAAAGCAAGAATTTATTACCGATAAAGGTAGAATTAAAACTGATACAACTTGTGTAGCAATTACAATGGATAGTGCCGCTGGATATAATACTTCTTATTATTGTAGAGATTGTATAGAAATTATTTATGAAGATATAAAAAAGATTTTAAATCCCAAGTTATGGGTTTTTATGTAAGGTAAACAATGGGGCAAGTAGTATTATCAAAATGTTTAGTAACTACCGAAGATGATTGGATTCCAGTTGTTTTAGATAATGAATTGGATAAGTTAGCCACAGAGATGGGGATGCTTCAAGAGAAGCAGTCTAAAGAACGAAATCTAAATGACAGAGCTATTAATAAAGATCCTGAAGCCAGTTTAAGGTATGCAATATTTTCAAAACGTTCAGAGTATGCCATTCATCAATGGGCAGGAAAAAAAGCCAGAGTAACAAAGCCTGGTGAGTTTCATAACTACCCAGATGTAGGCCAAGTAAATGTAAGATGGATAGGCGACCCAACTGATGGGTTAATGATTCAAGATAGAGATCAAGGCGAGTTGCCAATGGTATTAACAACCTCAAAAAATTTGTCTTTTAAAGATAAAACTATTTGGTTAATTGGTTGGGGCATGACAGATTTGTTAAGGCGCCATTACTTTATGATAAATCAATTTAGAGAAATTAAAAATTGGGGAGCTATGGGAAATAATTTTCAACCTCATGAACAATTTATTTATCCACGTTCAATGTTAAATCCAATGAAAACTTTAAGCAAAGATTTTGTAAATCAAGAATATAAAAATATCGAACCCTAGCAATATTGTGATATATAATAGTTATGGTTCGAATAAAACGCACTTGGTCAGATAATGATTTGATAAATATAGTTGGTAAATCTAAATGTTTATCAGATGTTATAGATTCTTTAGGTTTAGTAAGGGGAGGATCTTATAAAAGTATAAAATTTCATATATCTCGCCTTAAGTTAGATACATCACATTTTAGCTCTAAAAAAGATTTGTCAAATCGTTCTAAAAATTTATTAAAAAATAAGTCTAAAGAAAAATTATTTGTAGCTAATGGCTCTTATAATGATTACAAATTAGTTAAAAAATTAATAATAAAAGACAATTTACTTGAATATAAATGTCATGGTAAAGATTGCGGAATATCCGAATGGATTGGTAAAAAATTAAATTTGCAAATGGATCATATTAATGGAATTAAAACTGATAATAGATTGGAAAATTTAAGATTTCTTTGCCCTAACTGTCATTCATTAACTGATAATTTTTGTGGAAAAAATAGAAAATCAGAAAAAAGAAAACCTAATCAATGTATTGTTTGTAAAATAGAAATACATAGATCTTCTATTTGGTGTGTATCGTGCAAAAGAAAAAATACACCCACTAAAATTAAGTGGCCAGCTATAGATGAATTGATTGATATGACTCAAAAATTCGGATACGTAGAATGTGGAAGACGTTTAGGGGTAAGTGATAATGCTGTAAGAAAGCATATTAAAATGGGTTTGTCACCTAATGGCATGGTAGCTCCCTCTTAAGGAGACATAATTGATGGGTTCAAGTCCCTCCAAACCCACCAAATGAAAAACATATATGCAGAAGAAGTATATGAATGGGAAATTCTTGATGAAGAAAAGCATAAACCATTTGGAGAGCGTTTAACTAAATTTAATTGTTACGGTTGTAAGCTTCCTTTATCAGAAGCTGATCTTTGTGCAAGTAGAGCAGCATTTGCTCCATTTATGCATTATGATTGTTGTTTTCCAAAATTATAATGGGTCTATAGTGTTAACGGTTAGCACATCAGACTTTTAATCTGACCAGTCTGGGTTCGAATCCCAGTGGACCCACCATATGATTAATGTTGAACTTTTTAAATTAGATCGTACAGGAGTTCATTGTAGTAATATTAATTGTAAAAGAAACCCTCAAAGTATGGTAAATATATTGGGTGATGTTTGGTATATAAAAGTTGATACAACAGTAGTTATGATTAATTTAGGTGGCTCTAGAGCTGAATATTATTGTCGCGATTGCATAGATGATATTTTACATTTAATTAAATCGAAATTAGATTCAAAATTATGGGCTTTTCATTAAAGGTGTATCATGAAAGAATATACTATTAAAAAATATAAAGTGTCTTATTGGCAATACAGCACAAGTAATTATGATCCTTGTGGTCGAAGTGATGCTGATTGTTTTGAGAAAACTTTCACTGATAAAAAAGAAGCTCAAGAATATTTAGAGCATATCCGTAAAAATACAAACGGATTAATGAGATTAACTTTTACAACTACTACTGAGAAAGTTTCTACAATTATTGAAAGATAAAAATTAACGGCCCCTTGCGCCCCCAATTTCAATGTTTATAATATTAGCATGATTGAGAAAATTGAAGATTTCGATTTAAAAGAAACTGATTCCGTTGAGGAAATTGATTCTAAAATAAAAGAAAAGCTTGGAGTTTCAGTTCCTGAAATGCAAGAAGCTCTTTCGAAATATGTAATTTCAAATGCAGAAGAATTAACTTTACAGCTTGTTAATATTGCTCCTCTTGGAGACTATTCCAAATTGTTGGAAGATAATGATTCGATGGCTGACTTCTTAAAATCAGAAGCTAATAAACCAGAGCATTGGTTATTAAATTCACTTCGATTAAGCGATGTCAATAGTAATTTGCTTTCGTTTGAATTTATTAATGATGCCATAGATGATGGAGATTCTTTTAAAGGATTTGTTTTCGTTTCATTACAAGGAAAAATTAAACATGCGTTTGCTCAAGGTGATGATAATTAGTCTTTTAATTTGTAGTTGCGATTTGCCGCCTAAATTAAGCGAAACACAATATCTGTCTCAAGATTTGAAATATTTTAAAGATGATACAACTAATCTTTGTTTTGCTGGAGTTTGGGTAAAAACAGTGGCAGCAACATTAGCTAATGTTCCTTGTACCAAAGAAGTAGAGCAAGCTGCTCACCATTTCAATTCGAAAGAATAATAATGAAACTGATATTAATTTGTTTATTAATGCTTGTTGGTTGTGAGCGGGCTGAACGTAATCAACAAAAGGCAATTCAAGAGAGTGCAAATAACATTCAGTATATAAAAGATCAGAGAACCGGATTATGTTTTGTACAAAGTTATGTTAGTGAATATCCTATAGGTACTGCTACTATATATACTAATGTTCCTTGTAGTCCAGAAGTAGAGCTTTTAATTAAGCAGGACAAAAAATGAGAGTTCAATTATTATCTTACAAATTAGTTTGCGATATATGTAGTAAGGAAGCTTTTGTTAAAAGAGTTAAATGTATGAATAATAATATTAGCAATGGTCCAGTTCCAAATGGATGGATAGTAAAAGAAATTGATGATTGCGGATCGACTGGGTATTCACGTAGTATAGATGTTTGTCCTGAATGTAAAAGAAAATAATGTATATGGGTCTATAACCTAATGGTAAGGTACCCGGCTTTTAACCGGACGTCGAAAGACATTGATGAGTTCGATTCTCTCTGGACCCACCATATATTCTACGAATATGTTGATATAAATTATATGGGCTGTTAGTTAAACGGTATAACGCTTGCCTTGCACGCAGGAGTTCAGAGTTCGATTCTCTGACGGTCCACAAAATCTGCAATAAAATCATATAGATGGGCTTCTAGTTAAACGGTATAACGTTTCGCTGGCTGCGAGAAAATCAGGGTTCGATTCCCTGGAGGTTCACCATAACTGACTGGTTAAATGTTAATCATTTAATTTCACGCTCAGTACAAACTTGGGCTAATCTGCCCTTTAAGTCCTGGAACATGACTTAATTCGAAAAAACTGTTCCTAGTTGGGTCTTTGATGAAAAGGCTGGCCCCTATACTTTAGTGATAGGGGACATCGGGTTCGAATCCCGAATGATCCACCAAATGGGCCAGTAGCATTAATGGGAATGTAGCAGTTCTGCAAACTGCCTTAAGCGAGTTCAATCCCCGTCTGTGTCCACCAAACTTTCAAGTATTGCGCTATGTGCACAAAAAGATCGTTATATGGCTACGACCAGCAAACCGTCATTATATGAATGTTAGGCTGATACTTGCGAGGTTATTCGAATTTTCTATTTTCCTTGGCTGTTGCTGCCACCTCAGCAAATTTAGAAATATCTTTATGAAGGGTTTGAGCATCAGCCGTAATGTTTGGGTTATAAGCTTTAAAATTGTCTCCATGACCAATCATAAGGTGACATTCTTTATTTCCCATGCAAAGAGTAATTAGATTAGATTCATCTAATTCTAATTCAGGATGTAGATGAAATGGTTTCTTGTGATGGACATTAAGGTTTGATTTGCTATTGCAAATAGCACAACAAGGATTTTTAGATAGAAAATCTTTTTCTACTTTAGGCCATTGAGAAGATCGTTTAGATGTAACTCCAATATCTCTAGTTGAATTTCTTAATATATTATAAACATGTTTAATTAGTTTAATCATATTATATATAATCAAATAATAATATATGTCTCGCAAATCGAAATAATTTCTGCTGGCTGTCTTCCGCGGCTGCAAACAAAGAAACTGGCATAGACAGAGAATCTAGTGTAATTCTAGAGCGAGACACCAAATGAATCATCCAATAATCATTAACAGTCAAAATGAAATAAAAGAATATAATATTTTGCGTAAGAATCAGATTGAAATAATTAAAGAAGCCAAAAAGCAATTATTATTAGGAAATTTTATAAGCTAATTATCTTCCGATAACTTAAAGAAGAAAACTTAATATAAATTGACGCGTTAAAATTTGTATTAATTAGTATTCGTATTAGAGTGCTTTCTCTACGAAAGAAGGTGTTGGTGTGAGCCCAGCTCGGAAGACCATGTTATATGATACTGCAATGTATGATATAATTTTAATTTCTAAAAGAAATGTAGTATATAGTGCCAATTATTCTGGGCCTACAGGGCCTCAAGGGGTTCAAGGTTCTCCAGGATTTCCTTGGATGAGTGGATTTACATTTGTTCCATGCGGACTTCCATATTTTCCAAATTATGTTTCAATTGATGTTGTAATTGGCGTTACGGGTCCAATAGGCCCAGGAATTAAATGATATATGTTCTGTAATGGAACATGATGAAATCATTATAACAGATACCAATGAAATTGGAACAAAAGTAAATACAGGCTTTGCAGGAAAAGTTATAATGCCTTTATTTGAAATTGTTTCTACTCCAACCATACGTATAGGGGATGTTAAACGAAGAAGATTTTCTTTGATAGATAGATAATGTATGACGAGATAATAGTTACATCAAATAATAAAATAATGAAAATTTCAGATAGTCTTTTTTTTCAAGCAATTGAAACGGCTCGAAAACAGTTAATGGATCAGATAGATGCTGAAATATTTAAAATTTTAGAGTTTGCAGATCTTTCTAGTAATAAAGATATATAATCAATAGATTGAGGAATCGTTCAATGGAAGGACTCGGGCCTTTGAATCCCGCTATCTAGGTTCAATTCCTAGTTCCTCAGCCATATTCCAGACTGGTCTAATGATAAGACAGTTGGCTCTGAACCAATTAATTGGGGTTTGATTCCCTAGTCTGGGACCATAGCGGAAGAGTGAAACGGCTTCCATTTGAGTCTCATACGCTCAAGACACTAGGTTCGACTCCTGGTTCCGCTCCCATTTATTATAATATTTTTAGTTAAAATTATTAGGTTGTAAAATGAAACGCTCTACATTAAAAGCGGCAAAGCCAGAAGATGTTGTGAGACTGGCTAAATGGCTTAAACTTCGCATTGATGGAATGAAGCACAAGCAAATTGTTTCGCTTGTGTATTGGCTTTTAAGTAGAGAAGAAAAAAGAAAAAGAAATTTGACTTGGTCTTACTAAATGGATAAAGCAACTAAAGTATTTTTAAATTCTTTAAAATGTCCGCTTTGTAAAGGTCAAGTTGATATGTTTGATAGTAATGTTCATCGACCGAGCGGAAAATATAATTATGCTTGTGCAACTGATTATAACCATTATACAATTTTAATTAATGATTTATATTATGGAACAATAAAGCTCTCTGAAGAGATAGTTAAAATTTATCATGACAAATACTTATATACTATAATTCAATTTAGACAAATTAAAGAAAAAACATCAATATTAATTTACAATACTGATGCCGAAAATAGAATAATAGAAAAACAAATTCCTAAAATATTTAATTATAGTAAATTGTTATTTGATTTTCAAAAAACTAATAAAGAAAATATTTTGAATAGAGTAAAGACTATATTAGTCTTTCAATAATTGTCTCTTATGGAGAATGAATGAGTACTAAAAATTTATCTAAGTCTGTTATTGAGGGCGGAAGATATCGTAGAAATAAATGGGAGCGTCGAAACTCTCATTCTGAAAATCGCGCCCATGAAAAAAATTATCTCGCAGATATAAAGCATGATTCTGAAAACTGGTACGATTATGATATTGAGCCAACAGCTAATGTTTATAAAGAGTTTAGAGATAAACTTGGCCCAATGAATCGTTGGTTAGAGAGTCAATGCGGCAGACTTTGGAATGATGTTAGATCTGAAGTAGCTAAAAAATTTGATACTAGAACTACTGCTGGTCGCCATATTGTATTTGATCATTTGCTTTCCTCTGTAGAGGAGCAAGAGAATCTTGATTATCGCGGCAGATCTTATAAGCCAGAAGATTGGACCGTATCATATTATAGGTATGCTTTTTATGTAGATGATGCCGGAATTCTTCGTCAAAAAACTAAAATACCTAGACCCAATCAAAAATTTGTTAAATACAATACAAATGAAATTGCTAATTGGTTGAGTGGTAGAATTGTTGGTAAAGTTGGAAATAAATTATTTTGGTTTATTCCTGCTGATAAAAACAAAAAACATGGTGGAGTGTCTCATAGTTGGAAAACTGAATGGAATATAGCTAATTGGTATGGTTATTGGTCTGGGCTTCGTTTTCTTTGTTTAAGAGAATATCCAGTATATAAAAAAGATCCTCTTACCAAATTAAATATATTTAATGATAAAGGCAAGCCAATTCTTGTTGGAACTGAAAAATCTTGGGTTCCACAAAATCCGATATCTTTTCGTCAAGGAAAAAAGCTTTCTAATAAAGAAGAATGTTATTTCAATAACTTACCTAAATTTTATCAAGATAAAATTTTAGAACTTTCACCAACAAATGAAAATCCAGTAAAGCCAGGCTATAACAACCGTCTTTACTAATAGTTTAGCATCTTTGTATGGCTGAACCATTTAAAGTGCATGGCCCATATAAAAGAAAAGATGGGCGTCAAATAGTTATTATCATTGAGAATAATGGTAAGCGCCGCACTGTATCTTATCCTAAATGGTTAATGGAAATGCAATTGGGTCGTAAATTAGATCCAAATTTAGAAACAGTAGATCATTGGGATTCTAATTTTGAAAATAATGATCTTAATAATTTAAGATTAGTTCCAAGAGATCAACACTCTGGAGATGATACTCGCCGAGTTAAATTAGTTAAATTTACATGTGCTTGGTGTGATAAAGAGTTTGAGAGAAGCCCTCGTCTTATAAGAGATAAAGCAAAGAAAAATAAAGCTGGCCCATTTTGTTCTAGAGGTTGTGCAGGCAAATATAGTAGAATGTTACAACTTAAATTGATTGATAAGATGGATAGTCAAAAAGCAGTTGATAGTGAATATTATAAAAGAAAATATGTAGTTGCATCTGCTCCAATGATTTCAAATGATCTGTTTGTATATTTAGTTTGTGATATTTGGGAGTAATAATTTTTAATATTTAATTTTTAATATGTCATGACATATTAGTTGAGTGGTCGGAACCTAATGGTACCGTTCTATTCTAATTCTTAAAAGGAAAGATTAATATGTTAAAAAATTTTAAAGTAATTAGTGCAGTATTATTTGCAATGGCAATGTTGTCATTATCAAGTTTTGCAAAAGCACAAGAAGTTACATTGAGAGTTGAGCCAGGTGTGGCAATTCCGTTAACTGATCCTCAAGCCCAACGTTTTGGTATTGGTGGAGCATTAGCAGTTAAACCAGAAATAGGTTTAGGATCTTATTTTAGTTTAGGTCCAAGCGCATCAGTTATAGCATTTCCATCAACTGGTTCAGTAACATCCGCTCCAACTATGTGGACCATGGGAGGATTTGCTCGTGTTAAAAGGCCTCATGATGAAAAGAATACTGGCAGTGGTTTTACTGCCGTATCACCATGGGTAGATGCTGATTTGCAATATGTGTACACTGGCGGTTTAGATCGTTTTGGTTGGGCAGTTGCAGCTGGAGCGTCAGTTCCAACTAGTGATGCAAGAAATCTTTGGGTTGGCCCATTCGTAAGATATGAAGATGTTCATCAAGATGATGGTAAGGTCGGAGTCAATACTAATGATTCTAAAACTTTAATTCTTGGATTGAGTTTTGAATTGGGCGCCAAAGTTAAAAAAATGGAACCAGTTGCTAAACAAGAGCCAAAGCCTGTTGAAAAGCCAGCTGAACCACCAATCTTACCATTTCAACAACAAACACTTCCTCCACCAAAAAAGGCATTGGTTGATGTTGAGTTAAAACAAACCGTACAGTTTGCTTGGGACTCTCCAGTTTTAGATAAGACAGCAACAGCTCAATTAGATGAAGTTGTTAAGAAGATTACATCTTCAAATGATTTCAAATCTATTAGAGTTGAAGGCCACGCCTCATCTGAAGGTCAAGTAAAACACAATGATGCGCTATCAAAAAAGAGAGCACAAGCAGTTGTTGATTTCTTGGCAGCACATGGTGTTCCAAAAGAAAAGTTAAGTGCAGTTGGATTTGGTTCAACTGTTCCAGTAGCAACTAATAAAACTGCTGCTGGTCGAGTTCTTAATAGAAGAGCCGAGTTTGTAGTTAATTTTGTTATCGTAAAAGAGGTTAAGTAATGAAATACAATAGATTAATTATTGTTGGTTCAACACTATTAGTAGCTATTGCTGCTTACGGATGTGGCTCACAAGTTGTAGAGTTTCCAGATAATGCTGGTAGCACCTCATCATCTGGTGTGGTAGATGGAAGCGTTAGTAGCTCAAGTAGTTCTGGTGGAAGTAGTTCAAGCTCTTCTAGCAGTAGCTCAAGTGGTGGAAGTTCTAGCGGTAGTGTTGATGCTGGTTCTGATGGAGATGGTAATACTGATCCATGTTCTAATGTAGATTGTCCAGGAGGGCAAGTTTGTGTATCTGGAGTTTGTGTTACACCAGATCCATGTCAAGGTGTAACTTGCCCAAGTGGCGAAGTATGCGTTGATGGAACTTGTGTTACACCAGATCCTTGTAAAGGCGTAGTGTGTCCAGAAGGGCAAGTATGTCATGATGGAACTTGTGGCACTGTAGACCCATGTGCTAATATAGTTTGTCCATGTGGAACAGTATGTAAAGAGGGCGTTTGTGTTGATAAATGTTCTGGAGTAGTTTGTCCAGAAGGTAAAGTATGTAAAGATGGAACTTGTGTTTGCAATGGTGGAGATAAAGATGCTGGCCATGATTGTGATCCAGGTAAAACATTAGTATGTCATTTTCCTCCTGGAAACGTAAGTAACAAGCACGATATTTGTGTAGATAATGCAGCAGTTAATGCTCATTTAATGCACGGAGATAAGCTTGGAGATTGCGCTTCTTGTAAGTAAATTAAAAGTGTGACTCGATGTGAAAATCGGGTCACACTCCATTTTTAAAATAGTCAGACCTTGACAAGCGGTTATGGCTGGTTATATTATTGCCCACAAGAGGAAACAAACATGTCTGAAAAAATGACGATTGCACAAGCATTGCGTAGAGTTAAGAAATTAAAAGGACAGATTGCTGAAAATACTCAGCGCTGCCAACTTGGTGTCAGTTATGAATCTACCAAGGTTCCTAACTTTAGATTTCAAGATTCATTTGAAGCATTAACTAATGCTCAATTAGAAATGGTAAAATTAGAGAGTCGTATTGCTGTTGCAAATGCAACTGCATATGTTCCGTTTAAAGGTGAGAATCTTTTGTTGGCAAGAGCTGTTCGTATGCTCCAAGAGCTTAAGGGACAGATTGCTTTTCTAAAGGGTCTTCATTTACGTAGTGAGACTGTAAAGGAAAGAAATCAAGAATGGGATGACGTTGAAATGAAGCACGTTCATCGCGTTACTGAAGTTCAGTTTGTTTCTGATCTTTCTGAAAAACAGAGAGATAGTCAAGTCAAAGAGATTCAAGATACTTTTGAAGCATTAAATAATGCCGTAGAAGATATGAATCATACTGTACTTGTATAAAGTTTAGCCCATTGGGCAAAGGACTAGAATACGCAAATCGCGTACAGTTAAAGTTGGAATCCCTCAGTCATAGGGCAATTACCTTCGGGTAATTAATTGATAATAACCGAGCGTCCCTAAAGGACATTACCCGCTTTCGATAATGATAATACACCAGCGATTAAAAAGCTGGTTAGCAGTTAGCAGTTATAGCATCGTTAGCAGTAAGCACTAAGCACTCAGCAATGAGCACTTAAAGGTTAGCACTTCTCAAACCAGCTTTTCTGGAAACTGTTTGCGTATTCTATTAGTTTAAATTTAGAGAAAGTAGTCTAGGTAATCGCGATAAGGAAACTTATCGAGGAAAGTCGGAGCAGCAAAACACAACCCACTGGATAACGTCCAGGCACCGTGAGGTGACGGAAAGTGCAACAGAAAAGAAACCGCCATATAAATTAAAGACCAGCGTGGTAAGGGGTAGGCCCATTTTATCCCCCTGTTGGGTCTCGGGAAAAAACGCAAGATAACGTATAGGGTATAGGCATCCCGTTGTTATCAACTCGCCAAGACGATCGGAACGGCAAGAGACTCAATTTATATGGTAAGGGTGAAATGGTGAGGTAAGAGCTTACCGCATGTTTGGAGACAAATATGGCAAGGCAAACCCTGGGTGCTGCAAGCTAAATAGTAAGCGATTGAGACTTGTGTGGTCGATGCTTACGGGTTAGCGCTAAAGCAATTAGGTAACTAATTGCGTAGATTAATGATTGCCTCGTTTTATAGACAGGACTCCGCTTATTGACTGCTTTCTCTATTTTTATTTTATTGAGGATTATTATGGCAATGGATGATACATATGCATTGGCTGCGGCTATTGTTACGAATAAGCCTATTCAATTAAAAATTAAAAAGAAAAAGACGCTTATTGCTAATGTTATTTGCGCAACCATTAGTTGTGATCATAAAACGGGCTCGTTTTATGGTTCAGTTAATTATCTAATAGAAGGCGAAAAATATGTAAAAATTGAAGCGTTTTATAACATGTGGTTACAGGGCTGGCAACCTGCTGGTAAGCAACCGCATTATTTGGACGATGATTATTAATGTTTTAATTTAAGCCCTCGCTTGACACGATATAAATTATGATTATGATATCTGTTGTCTAAAGAGGTACGCCTCTAATTTTTTAGTAAATAAATTACGGAGAAACTATTATGAATAAATCAAATGTTAAATCAATGACCGAAACAGCTCAAAAAATTTTTGAAGCGGCCGAAAGTATTCTTGAAAAGATGAGTGCCGGCGAGCGCACTCAGCTAAAGGATCTTGCAGTTAATGTTGGTAATGTTGTTGGTATGGAGCCAAAGAGAGTTTTAGGCTTTGTTAATCACTTTGCCCATGAAACTAATATTGCATATGTAACTCGTGGCAAAAAGGGTGGCCTTGTTAAGGGAACTCGTCCAGCTAAAGTTGTTAAAGTAAAGAGAGTTAAGAAGGTTGATCCAGCTACTGATTCTACTGTTACAGCAGCTTCTGTTGATGTATTTGATTCAAACCAATAATATCGTATCAAGGTTAGTTGTAATCTAACCGCAGTGCGAGGTAGTTATGGTTTCTAAGAAGAGACACCTAATAGAGCAATTAATTAAAGAATGGGCCCAGGATCATACTACAGGCTTTACTGTAGCAGACTATAATGAAGATGGTTTGGAAAACACTCAGGGCTATCTATCCTGGGTAATTCAAGAAAGACACGCCAATATTAATTTAAATTGGTTGGCGGATCGTATTGAAGATTTTATTTTTAATCATGCAGTTACTGCCCATCCAAATGGTTTGGCTTGTACTAAATGTCATAATTATTATGAATTTTCTGAACCAAATCAACTAGATGGCTCATTAATATGTTATTCTTGTAGATGTAATCCTTATTGTTAAATATAGGTAAGTTATGAAAAATATTGATATTATTGGTGGTGGCACATTATTTCATGTGCGCAATCATCTTGCTTTAACTGCTCCGGCATATGGCAATACTGCTAGATATTTATTTGGCAATTGTTTTGAAGAAGGAGCAGATCATTATAATATCAATTTACATTTAACTAAAATGGCTAATGGTGGTCAAGGTTATCTAGAAACTAATGAAGATATTTCTAAATTAGTTGATGAATTAATTGTTGATCCTAATACTAAAATTATTTTCTTTAATCCGGCTTTAGTTGATTTTAACGCGGCTGTAATTGAAGATGAAGAACAAGGTTTTAGTTTTGATGCGCCATCTTCTAATTTAACCAAGAGCGGTAAGTATGAAACGCGTTTAAAAACTTCTGCTGGGGATCAGCAGTTGCTTTTATGGCCAGCCGATAAAATAATTTCTAAAATTCGAAGAGAGCGTAAGGATATATTTTTAGTTGGGTTCAAGACAACTTGTGGGGCAACTGAAGATGAGCAGTTTTTAACTGGGCTGCACTTACTCAAATCTTCTTCATGCAACCTTGTTTTGGCTAATGATACAAAAACTCGTATCAATATGATTATAACTCCAGAACAAGCAAGATACAATGTTTCTACTGATAGAAATGAGGTTCTTAATGCTTTAGCTAAAATGGCTTTAGCAAGAGCTGATTCAAACTTTACTCGCTCAACTGTTGTAGAAGGTGATTCAATTCCATGGAATTCTCATCTCATACCATCATCCTTAAGAGTTGTTGTTGATCATTGCATTAAAGCTGGTGCTTATAAACCATTTAATGGTGCAACGGTTGGGCACTTCGCAGTTAAAGTAAATAATACAGACTTCATTACTTCAAAGCGTAAAGTTAATTTTAATAAATTAAATGAAGTGGGAATGGTTTTTTGTAGGGCTGAAGATAAGAATTCTGTTATTGCTTATGGAGCTAAGCCTTCTGTTGGCGGGCAATCTCAAAGAATTGTTTTCAAAGATCACCCCGATACAGACTGCATAGTTCATTTTCACTGCCCACCAAAACCAGGAAGTAAATTATCTGTAAGATCTCAAAGATATTTTGAATGTGGTAGTCATGAATGTGGTCAGAATACAAGTCAGGGACTTAAAGAAGAAGTGCCCGGCATTAAGTGTGTTTATCTAGATAATCATGGACCAAATATAGTTTTTAATAGAAGTATGCATCCTTATGATGTAATCAAATTTATTGATGATAATTTTGATTTATCTAAATCAACCGATGGAATTGAACGAAAATTTGATTGAGAGAAAATTCTATGTATAATACTTCATATGCTATATGAAACGTCCTTTATATGATATTGCTAGCCCATGTATTTGTTCAATTTATATAGTTAAAAATTCTATAAATAAAAAAGTCTATGTTGGTCAAACTTGGCGTTCAATTGTTCGTAGATTTCAAACTCATTTGCAAAATAGCACAGCTAATCATTGTAAAAAACTTCGAAGGGCTATTAATAAATATGGTAAACAAAATTTTAGAATAGAACTACTAACCATTTGCCATACTCAAGAGATGGCTGATTATTGGGAAAATTTTTTTATGTATAAATTTGATAGTTTAAAAAATGGTTATAATATTTTAGAGTTTTCTAATAATAGAAAAGGAACAAAACATTCTTTAAAAACTAAAAATAAAATGTCTCGTGACCGTAAAGGTGAAGGCAATTCTAATTCAGTATTAGAAACCTGGCAAGTTATTCAAATTAGAGATGAATATCTTAAATATAAAAACCCCAAAACTGGAAGTAAATATGGGGCAATGACTTTCTTATCAAAAAAATATGCTGTAGCGATAACAACAATATTTGATATTGTGAAAGGTAATCATTGGAAATGAGTACTCATTTGGAAATTGAAAGAAAATTCCTGGTTAAATTTCCATCTTCATGGTCAGCATTATCTGAAATGTTTGATGATTTGGTTGATGTAAAAAGAATTTCTCAAACTTATCTTAAAGCAGAAGAGGGCGAACAGGCAGCAAGAGTTAGAAAAACTGTTGAGGGTTTAACTGGAGATACAACTACTGTCTATCACTATAATCAAAAGAAGCCAGTAGATTCTGGTGTTCATGAAGAAACTGAACACGAAATTAACAAAACTGAATACGAAAATTCATTAAAGAAAAGTAATCCTAATAAAATCGCTATTGATAAAACTAGATTTGTTTTTAAATATAATGATCAGATATTTGAATTAGACGTATTCAAAGGACCTTTAAAAGGTTTGGCAATATTAGAGATTGAATTAGAAGATAAGAATGATACGATAGAGCTTCCTCCGTTTCTTAAAGTTATAAAGGAAGTAACTAAAGATAAAAGATTTAATAATTTTAGTTTGGCTGACAAGAAATTACATGAATGAAGAGATTAGAAAATTTTGGGAAGCTACTGGTAACCGAATATCGGGCCCATCAATTATAGACTCATATGAATTGCATATAGGAACTGATTCAATTTATAGAATTGAGACGATAGCTCATGGTAATAAATATCGTTATAATAAAATATGGTATACTGAAGAAGAAATGTTAAGAATTATAAGATTGAAAGCTTTTATTTAAACTGTCAATAACACGATATATATGATACATTAAGTCGCGGTACCAAAATGGCTAATGGCACCGGCTGCAACCCGGTTGATTGTCCGTTCGATTCGGACTCGCGACTCCAGCTTTTAAGGAAGTATGACCGAGTGGTTTATGGTACTTGTCTAGAAAACAAGAGGGGTGAAAGCCTCCGGGGGTTCGAATCCCTCTATTTCCTCCAAGGTAAATTAAAATGTGTTTCCTATGTTTAGATAATAATATGTTTGGTTTTTTAGATTACTCATCAAATAATATTGATAATAAGAAAACTAGAGCAAAAGAAATTAAAGATATTTTAAAAACATATGAATCAGATGTAGTTTGTGATCTTGGTAAGAAAGAAATTGAAAAGTTAAAAGAAGAGCAATATAGGTTAGCAAGAGAGATTTAATTAGGGAAGTGTGCGTGAGCGGTTTAAACGGTTCGTCTTGAAAACGAAAGGGGTCTAAAAAGCCTCCGGGGGTTCGAATCCCTCCACTTCCTCCAGTATTTTTTATTAAAAGGTAATATATGTCTAAAACAATTGCTACATTAGTAGGTTGCGCAATTGGTGATGCGCTTGGCAACCCTTTCGAAATGAAACCAGCCATTAGTCCATTACTTAAAGAATGGGATGGACAATTCAAAGCTGGCGGAACATTTTGGAAAGGTGAAGCCGGACAATATACCGATGATACTCTTATGAGTATTGCACTATCTAAAAGTTTATTACAATGTAATGGATTTGATCCAGATGATGTTGCCAAAGAATATTTAGCTTGGTATGATACTGGAAATACTAGAGGCATTGGAACAACTACTGCAAGCGCTATGGTTAATTTAAAATTAGGTGCTAATTATAAAGAAAGCGGTTTGATTGTAGGCTATGACGGATTACCTGCTGGTGGTAATGGTACAGCAATGAGAGCATCGCCTATTGGTTTGGTTTATAGACATGACTTGACTAAATTGATGGAGTGTGCTATAAAAGATGCAAGTATTACTCATAACTCAATGGAGCCAAAGATAGGCTCTGTTGTAGTAGCTATAACTACAGCATTGTTAGCAACTGGAGTTAGTTCGCCAAAAAGTTTACCAGAAGATATACTTGATATTATTCCTGATTCTATTATTAAAACTAAATTAGAATTAGCTTCAAAATGGGCAGAAAGGCACACGCCTATAGCTGATGTATCATCTTATGCTTTTGCGGAGATTGGTGTTAGCGGTTATGTACCAGAGACTGTTGGAGCAGCATTATTTTGTTTTAGTGCCACCAGGAGCTTCCAGGAGGCTGTTGTAATGGCAGTTAGGGCTGGTGGGGATACTGATACTACTGCGGCCATTGTAGGGGCTTTAGCTGGCACCTATTACGGTTTAGAAGGCATTCCAGAAGAATATAAAAATCAGGTAGAGAATTTTGAGTTATTACAGGGTTTGACAGACGAACTGCTTAATATTGAAATACAATGAAGACATTAGATATTCCTCGAAGTATTGACGCCGCAACCACTTTTGATGCATTGGCTCAATGGTTTTATGATAAGCTTCAGCAAGGTGCTCCAGGTTTTCTTGTTGGATTAAGCGGAACTGATTCTTTAGTTGTTTTTCTTGCGGCATTTAAAGCATGTGAAAAAGCTGGTAAGTCTAATCGTGTTTTTGGAGTTCATTTTGCTCCGTCAGAAGATTTTTTATATGATCATCCTGAGGCAAAAACTCATCTTTGGTTTAAAGATAATGTTATTCCTTGGCTTAAAGAGCAGGCTCCTGGCGCGGATATTATAGTAGATACTTCAATTGATTGGCGTTGTGATGGATTACGTTGGGGATACCTAATGGATTTATCTGTCGTTTCTAATGATAAGAAACGTATGATGCGACTGCCTGAGGATCAATACTGGGTGGTGGGCACTAGAAACCGTACAGAAGAGGAACTTTATAATTATAGCAATGCATCTATGGCAGTTAGTCTTCAACCAATCATTCATTTATGGAAGAGTGAGATTCTAAAAATCTCTGAGTATTTGAAAGTTCCTCAGCAAGCTATCGATAAGAGTTGTGAAACAGATTGCATCTGTGGCCGTATGGCTCTTCCAGCTCGCCATATTGCAGAGGTGGATGAACTACTTCAGCAACGCGGCAAAGAACATATGAAAGAATATACTATGTCTAATGAGTTGCGTCAGCAATTGGTTAAGTATATCGATGCTCAAATTATCAAAGGAGAATTTAAAAAGAATCTTCCTTACATTCCAGATGAAGCTGTCTTTGCTTTTGAGAGCGGGTATCTAGATTTAAAAAGGTTTAATCATTTTGGACATCTCTATATTGCTTTCCACTATCTAAAAGATTATGGATTGGAAGCTGGGCTAGTTCGATATGGAAAGTATTTAAAGCCAATTTTAGATGCGGCAGGGCAATCTCATAGATTCAATATGGATATTACTAGAGTTTATTTTGTGCATCTGGAAAAAATTATGAAACAATATCCGGCCTATAAAAATTTTAATGAATTGGTTGAGGCAATTCCATCGGTTCTTGATAAAATCAAGGCATAACAAGATATATTACATGCTAACACGGAGAGTTGTCCGAGTGGTCTATGGTGAGAGTTTGCTAAACTCTTGAGGCGTAAAAACCTCCACAGGTTCGAATCCTGTACTCTCCGCCACTATAATACTAATCATAGTTAGGCGACTATGCCTCCCGAGATAGGGTAGGGCTCCTAAGGGAATGAGGTTCGAGTCCTCTTTTATTATAGACTATATGGGGTCGAGCCAAGGTGGCAACAGAAACTCCAAATCTCTGGAAGAGAGTTCGATTCTCTCCGATCCTGCCAAATAGGCGCTTACAATTTTAAAGATTGTCGGCGCCTTGACTTTTTATTGTGCATGATTATTTTATTTGCAATTGAGGATAAATTATGGAAATTAATCAAGGTCTTGCCGAGCTTAGTCAAATGTTCAAAGGACGCGACTGGTTTTTTGATGTTGGATTGGATGAAAGCTCAAAACTAGCAGTTTATGTTAAGTATATGAATGTTGATGTTTTAAATTCTGTTCCAGATAGAATTGGAGAACATCAAGTATTAATTCATTTTGCTTCTAGCAAAACTGCATCTAGAGAAAAATTTGTAGAGCAACCCTGGAAGCACGTTCCATTTGCTTTAACCAAAAAAGTAGTTAAAGTAGAAGAGTTACCTTCTGAAAATTTAGAGTCTGATTTAGAAGATCTAACTTCTGAGTTAGATCGTTTAGAAAAAATTTGTGGAAGTAATATTTTACAAGATGTTTTCTATGAAGTTCATGATGGCAAGAATGCTGTTACGAATCTTTCTGCAAAGTACCCTGAAGTTCATGATAGCTTATTGAAATTATATGAAGAATATGGTTTTGATGTTATTTATGAGGAACTTGATGGTTGATTATGGGTACAGAAAAAAAGCTAATTAGAAAAGCATTTAGAGATGCTTGTTATAAGCGTGATAAGTATTGTTGTGCTATGTGTAAATTTAAATCTTCTCCAGAGAACGCTGAAGAAGATTTAGATGCGCACCATATTACAGATCGTAATTTACTTCCTAATGGCGGCTATGTAGTTCAGAATGGAATCTCATTGTGCTCTGATTGTCATATTAAGGCAGAAATTTTTCATTCAACTGGTACTGCTCATCCAGGATATTCTACAGATGATTTGTATAAAGTAATAAATTCCGATTTAGATAGTGCAATTAAAGCAAGTAAAAAATTAGGTTGATATATTCTTATTGCATTTTATTTATTAATAAAATAACATATTATTAATATCCAATAGGAGGCAATAAATATATTCTTAATTTTACTTAATTGTTTTACTTGTTTATAATAAAATGGAGTTGCACAATGACTGCACACGATTTAGAAGCGCTAACATTAGTTAGCACAACCTCCACCGATGAAGAAGAATTTTCAATACCTTTAGACATCTCTGATATTATTAATATTTGTCAAGAATTTAATAAGTTAGGATGGCAAGTTCAAAATCAAATTCAAAATATTTTAGAACTTGGAGTTGAAGAGTCCATTAAAACAGGCATAGTAAAACAGCAATCATTGCCGCTTATTAAGAGCTTTTTAACTAGTATTTGTAAAAATGCTTATTTTGGTGATGCTGTTAGTCAAGCCAATGACTGTATAAAATTGATTTCAGAATATGAAAGCAATATTAAAACAGCCGCCATGTTAAGCATTAACTAATTTATAACTTTATATTAATTCAAATGGGGGCTATCTGCCCCCATTTTCTTTTTAACTTTTAGAAAGGCAATAGTAATGTTGATTAAAGATAGACAAATTTTGAAAGATATTTTAATGAATTATACTGCCCAAGAAGTTATGCGTGAGCTTTCTGAAATTTCTAGTGATGTTGCAGATGAGCTTTCTGATAATGGATTTAAAGATCAAGCAAAAGATATGGTAAAGTTCTCTGTTGCTTTAAATGATTTGATTTCTGGAAGACCATTTCTTATTTAATTTTAAAAATTACTTTTGTCTTGACGTGGTAATTTTAATGATTATTCTCATTGTAAGGTAGATTTATGAATAATGATCCGTATAAAGTTTTGGAAGTAAGTAATAGAGCAAGCGTTACTGTTATTAAAGCTGCATACCAAGCATTAATAAAATTACATCATCCAGATCATTCTGGTAATGAAGCTAAAGCAAAGGAATTAAATGCAGCCTATGAAATTCTTTCCGATTCAAACAAAAGGAAAAAATTTGATAAAGATCTTCAAAACAAGAAGGGAGCCATTATTGGAAGCTATCGTGTTCTTGAATCAATCGCTGAAGGAGGCTTCGGTTCTACTTACAAAGGCGAACACATTATCACAAAAGACCCTGTGTGTATCAAACATTGCTCCATGGTCTCACCCGCACATGATGCGGTTCTTATTCAAGAAATGAAGTCAATTTGGGACCTAAGGCATTATGCTCTCCCAGTTATGCGCGATCTTCAAAGACTTGATGATGGCAGTCTCGCCCTTATCATGTCTTATATTCCTGGTTATACTTTAGAACAAATAGTAGAGAAGGCCGGAAAGATTGATCCAGAAACAACCGCTTGGATTTCTGAGCGTATTTTTAATGCTTTACTTTATCTTCATCACCATGGAGTTATTCATGGTGATATTAAGCCACAAAATGTTATCATTCAACCAAAGACGCATTCAGTTGTATTAGTTGATTTTGGTTTAGCAATGGTTCGTCCAGGTAGTTCTGATAAGTCTATTGGATATACTCCAACTTTTGCCTCTCCAGAACAAATTGATGGCAAAACGTTGTTGCCAGCATCTGATTATTATAGTGCGGGCATGTTAATGATTTATGCGCTAAATGGCGGCAAAAGACTAGATAAGAAAGAAGTACCAGCTTCAGTGCCAGATCCTATGGCAAATTTCATTTCTTCTTTAGTTAAGAGGGATGTTTTGCAAAGACCTCAAAAAGATTTGTTTGAAGATTTTGTTAAAGTTCGTTATGATTCTTTTGGTCGCACAAGATCGGGAATGAAAGACATTGCAGGATTTAATAGTTAATCAATCAGTTTTGATTGATAGCGCAAGTTTTTGCCACTTAACTATTCATAAATGATAGATTATAGGAGATAAGATTATGTCAGAAACATCAGATTACAGCCCAGGCGATTGGAAAGGTTATGATTTTACAGCGGCTCGAAAGAGCTATGACCAGCATGCAGGGCGTGCCTATGATGCAGCAAAGATTGCTAATAAGGCAGCTTCAGACATGGTTCCTAAAAAACTTAAGACAGATGCTAAGGCACCAGTAGTTATTCTTTGTGATGTTACAGGATCAATGGGAGATTGGCCGGCAACTATTTTTTCTAAGCTTCCTTACTTAGATAATGAAGCGAAAGAATATCTTGGACCTGATTGTGAGATTAGTTTTGCAGCCACAGCTGATCAAGAAGATACTTACCCCTTACAAGTTAGAGAATTTGTAAAAGGTCGTAAGATGGAAGATGGAAGATGAATTGAAACAATTCGTTATTGGTGGAGGGGCTGGACCTGAAGGCGCTCATGAGGCTTACGAATTGTCAGCATTATATTATGCTCGCAATGTTAAAATGCCAAATGCAAAACACCCAATCTTAATTTATATTTCTGATGAACATTTTCACAAGAATGTAAATCCTGAGCTTGCCAAATTAGCTCACGTTAATATTGATGACAAGATTTCTACCAAGAAAGTTTTCGAAGAGTTGCGCGAGAAGTTTGCGGTCTATTGTATTCGTAAACCTTCTGTTATAGACATTGGAAGAATACGAGGCAGAGGGTTGGCAATTATTGAAACCAATCAAGCGTGGGCATCAGGCCTTTATGGTTGCGATCCAATGGCGGCACTAAAAGTAATGGAGGCTAGTTGTGAAAGAATTTCTTGATAACTTATATAAACAATGTGTATCTAGTAGAGCAGATGGTGTTGATCAATTATTTGATGTAATAATTCCATTATGTTCTGAAAAAAAATTTGAAGCTGTAGATTCAATTATACGTGATATGATTTTATCTAGAGTTAGTACATCTGCAATGTATACATTATTGCATCTTACATATAGATATATTAATTATCTTCCAAGCTTTAAAAGCAAATATAAAGAAATTAGAGAAGAGTTTGCTAGACGTGGTGAGCCAAGCGAGCGGATAAATAATCTATTTGATCGGTATGAAGACATTCCTGAAAAAGAATTATATAATCCAGATGCCCCTCAATATAAATCGCCGTCTCAAAAATCAGATGAACTACTTGATGAAAAAATTAAATTTGCAAAAGAGATTGGCGATAAAGATTTAGAAAACTTTTTAACTTTTTATAAAGCACAATGCTTACGAAAAATTGATAGTCATGATAAATTCCATAATTTAAGAATGACAGTTGGTGATGATGAATTAAGAAAAAGAACTATTAAAGCTCTTAGAGATATGGCAGACCTTTTAGATAAAAGCACTGGATCATGGCCAGGAATTTATTATTGTGATCTTCCAGAAGATCCTTTATTGAAGAAAACCTTCATTGATGGATTAGAGGTGATTATATCTTATCCTTGGCCAGGATAATTATTTCTTCTTTTTCTTTTGGGGCTTTCCGCCCATTTTACGATAGACGTCATAGACTACTGCCCAAGGTTCTTCATAACCTTTCCAGTATTTCTTTACAGCCTTTTTGGCTCGTGACCAAATCTTTTCATCAATATTATTTTCATCTTTAGCTTGATTATTATCTTTTTTAGATAGCGATCTAATAAACTCAGCTTCGTCTGGTTCAAAATCTGAAGCTTTTTTATCGGCAGGAGCTTTGCTATCATATTGATGTTCTGCTATTTTAATAACAAATTCATCAACTAATTCAGATATTTTATTGAAACTCATGCTTTAATACAAGGATAGTAATATGACTGAGAAGACCTTTATAGTAGGCTGTGATGAAGTTGGGTATGGTTGCCTTGCTGGTCCGTTAGTTGTAGTTGGAGTCAGGGCGCCAAAAGGTTGGTCTCTAGACGGCCTAAACGATTCTAAGAAATTATCGGAAAAGAAACGCGAGGCAATGCGCACCAAACTTAATGAAGCAATTTTAAAAAAAGAAATTACTTGGCATTTAGCTGAAAGATCTAATACTGAGATTGATAAAGTAGGAGTAGCAATAGCTTTAAAGGACGCTTATGTTGAATGTTTTCATAAACTTTATCAACAAGATTCGTTAATAATTTCAGACGGAATTTTAAAATTTGACAATCTTGGTGTCGATGCTTATGATAAGGTATCTCTAATTAAAGCTGATACTAAAATTCCTGCTGTTATGGCCGCATCAATATTGGCTAAAACTTATCGTGATGAAAAGATGAAGAATCTTCATAATTTGCATTCGATGTATGGCTGGGATCATAATGTTGGCTATGGGAGTAAAGATCATTTAGTTGCTATTGGGAAATTTGGTCCAAGTCCATTACATAGGATGTCATATGCTCCTATGAAAAATATGGAGATTGTAAATCCAAAGCAATTATCTTTTAAGGATTTTTAATGAATAATGAAGCTAAAGTTAGAATGGCAGCATTTAGAATATCTTTTTTAATGCCACATCAAGAAGTTAATTCCGATTTAGAATTAGAGGCATTAAGTTTGGGAGCACCAACATTAAATGTTAATAAAGATTGTCCCGAATATCTTCAGGGAGCCCAGGACGCTTTATTGCATTTAATTCACATGCTTGAAGGTAAGGGACCACAAATCAAGGAATAATGTGATATATAATGCAAGCATCGTGGTGTAGCATATTGGATGTGCAACCGTCTCATAAGCGGTATTGAATGGGTTCGATTCCCATCACCACGACTAATTTATAATTTAGCTATTCTAGGATTTTTAGGACCAAAGTTTAATTCATAAGTTCCTGGTTGAATTTGAGGGAAATTATTAATATTTTTTTCAAGATAGCTTTTAACTTGAGGGCCAAGTTTAGAATAGTTTTGTGTAAATTGTGGTGGATTGGTAATAGCATTTCCAACAGTAAAATCATATCCGCCAACATTATCTGTGCTAATAATTAAAACAAGAAGCAAGTTTGCATTATCTTTATCTAATTGTGCTTGGAAATTCATAATACCATTAGCACCACCTTCACCATAACTTGCAGCATTTTCAATAATTTGTTCAAGTGTTTGAGATTGGGCGTATTTATTATAAAACTTATTAGCTAATTTTAAAAGTTGGGCTTGATATTTTTTCATACAAGATATATGATTTTAGTGGTATATTAAATACCGCAACATGGGCGATTAACTCAGCGGCTAGAGTGCAACCTTTACACGGTTGAAGTCAGGGGTTCGAATCCCTTATCGCCTACCATATTGGAGATTAGTTCAGTGGTAGAATATCTGTTTTACACTCAGAAGATTTAGGGTTCGATTCCCTTATCTCCAACCAATCTCCGGTTAGCTCAATGGAAGAGCATCTGCTTGACTCGCAGAATACGTGGGTTCGATTCCCTCACCGGAGACCACGCTTCTTATGTTCCTTTGTATGACAGTTGGCACAAAGAATTTCAAGATTGTCCAACTCGTTATTCGAGTGATTCATATCTTTGTGATGTACTTTTAGCACATCTAAATCGTTAATTCTACAGCTAGGATTGGCGCAGATTTTGGGTCGTCCGCTTCTAAATACAATGAGTCTATAATCTTTCATAACTGTATCATTGTATAGTGGACCACCATATGACTGTGATAACACTTTGTGTTCCATTGAACAGAAGAAGATTTTGGATTTAGATTTTTTTAAAGCTGTTGCATTTCGATACAGAGGAGTTTGGCAGTAGGCACACTCAGTATTAGGTTGAGGTTTATTTTTGTTGGCCGTATGAAAGCCTACACAAGTTAGAGAACAAAATTTACCATTACCTCTTTTGTGAGTATAAGAATCAACCGTAAAATTTTTATCGCACCAACCGCATTTCTTAGTGATTTGTTCCATGATAGGTTATATATCAATCGTAACCCTTACTGCCTACCAAGAAAGTTATTATGATTAAATATTCTTATTGCGGAAAATATAAAGATAGAGCCGAACTAATGTTAGCAGTATTAGATTGGGTTCTTCAAGAGCATCTTTCTGGGCGTAGGCCAGATGATAATGATGTTGCCAAGCAATTTGATATGCCAATTCAAGACGCCATAGATCTTCATAATGAATTAGAAGATATGGGAGAGTTTGATTGATTTTGTTATATAATTAAATAGGAGAAAGAAATGAAGAAATTATTTGGAATTTTATTAGCTGCTGTCATTGGTGTTGCTGTTGTATTGCCCGAACAAAAGGCTGATGCACAAGTAGTTTATTCTCGTCAATGTTGTGATGGTAATGGAGTAATTCGTTGCTATTTAGTTAATTGGACGCCGGTTGGAAACTCTTGTTTCTGCCCAGGTCAAGGTTGGGGATATACTTGCTAAATCAAATTCAAATTTTTGATTTAATTGCTAATTTATTAGAAGAAAAAACTAAATATAATTCTTTTATAGATGTAGATAACGTTTATTATAAAGTAATTTTAAATTGGGCTATTAAAAATCCAGAAATATTAATTCCTTTAATTCTTAACAGAGTTAATAGAAGTTGGAGTTGGATAGAAATATTACATGATATTGTAGACAAAAAAGAACTCCCATATATTCTAGATGAATATACGGGAGATTTTTATTCTGTATGTCAGGCTTGGATTGATTGGGGTAAAGATAAAGGATATCTTTAATTTTTTATATTAGTTATATGATTCCAGTTTCTACCAGTTAAAATTCCACTTACAGCAGTTCTATTAATATTAAACTTTTCAGCTATCTCTTGTTGAGACAATTCATTCTCTCTATATAATTTTACTATTTCTAAAACTTGTTGTGAATTTAATTTGGCTCTTGAGGTATTTTCACCTAAAGAAATATTTTTCTTTTTATAAGTTTTGCCTTTACTCCATGGAATGTGTCCTGTTGTAAAGCTTCCAGAATTGGTCATATTTGTTCCTTTATTATAAGGAATATTTCCAACTTGAAAACTTGTTTCATTTGGTTTCATAATTTCTATCGTATCTTTATTCCAAGCCTCTCGGTCCTGAAGTGATGCAGAAATTTTATTAATTATATCTTCAGATAATTTATGACCTGATTTGAATTCAGTGTCAGGTGATAAGTGTCTTCCAGAAAATATTTCGGATAATAATTGAGCGGTTTGCTCTTTTTCTTCTGGAGTGCGAACGGCTTGCGCTTGAATTAGAGATTTAATTTGATTGTCTCGCCATTCTGGGTCTGCCCAATGATCTCGCATCATTTGTTTCCAAGCTTCAGTTTTAGGTGCATTCATGCCACCATGGGTGGCATTGTATCCTTTACCAGTTGAGACATGACTTTCATATTGTGAAACTAATAATGTTTCTAATTCGTTGGCATCCTCTTGTGTTTTGCAAGATGCAATTATTGTAAATTTAAAATTATGAGAGCCATATTTTTTGATAGCAAATTGTATTGGAACTTTTGGATTGGCAGAATCTCTTCGATGGCCTCGCCATCTTGAAGATGGATCTACAGTTTGTCCAATATAATTTTTATTATTTATTAAATTTGTAATACAATAAATGAAATAAATTCTGTTTTCTTTTATGGGTGTTTCGATTGTCATTCCTGACCTCCAAAACACTATATATCAAGCTAAACCGGATTTTTCATAATTGGGTCCAGGTAGTTCCGTTCCAAGACCAAGTATCGCTGAATGAGTTTCCAGCAACATCATTTCCACCGAACATGATAATGTTTCCAGATTGAGTATCAAAGGTCATTTGAGCGCCTACTCTGGCAGATGGGCTAGTTGCTGGGGCAGCTTTAGTCCAAGCAGTTCCTGTGCTATTAAGTAACCAAGTTTCGGCTCCTAATATGTTATTATCATTTCTTCCACCGAACATAACATATTGGGTACGAGTGGTATCAAAAGCAAACGCTGCTTCTGCTCTTGCTGGTGGAGGAGTAGTTGGAGTTAATTGAGTCCATTGGGCTCCGTCAAACTTCCAAGTATCACCGAATAAGCTATTAATTCCTTTACCACCAAATAATACGCAGAATGTTGATCCGTTTGCAAGCATATGATCAATTCTGGCTGGTGGAGGAGTAGTTGGAGTTGCAAGGGTCCAAGTCTTTGCAGAACCGTTCCAAACCCAAGTTTCATTTAATAAGTTTAAGATATTGTGTCCGCCGAACATGACAGCCTTATTTGCGCCAGCGGCAGTGATTAAAGATAACTCAGCTTTGAATCTACCGAATGGTACAGTTGCTGGAGCTTCTTTAGTCCAAGTAGTCCCGTTGAATGTCCAAGTATCTTGAAGGACACCGCTAGTTTCACTTTCACCACGACCACCGAATAACATAACGTTATAACCATCGTAGCTAATGGCAGCATCAGTACGTAAAGGTAATGGACCGGCAGCATCTATTGTTCCAGAATTAACTCTGGTCCAGTCTGTTCCGTTCCATGTCCAGGTTTGATTTAAATAGTTAGAAAATCCTGGCCAAGACCCAGTATTCATTAAAAATACTTTATTACCACCAAATCCCGTAGGAGATGTTAGTGTAGAGTGTGAACAAGGAAATGGGATGTGAGCTGGCATGATATCTCCAATAAAATTATTGTTTGCTAAATTATAAGCTTACTTTAATGTAAAAGAATACATAGAAATTGATAGAATCAATTATACCTTTATATTATTTAAAACATTTCTAAAATATAGCTTTCTTGCTAATTTATATAATGTTTTTGCTTTCTTAGCGTCTTTTTCAAAAAACTCTCCTTCTAATCCAAATGGTTTATTTTGGGAAGGTAAGAAAAAGTTTTCTTTTGGCACTTTCTCATAAAGAGATTTTGGCGGCTCATTATCTTTAAGTTTTTTGCCACTTTCATAAGTGTGCCAATAAATCTTTTTAAAATTGTTTTTGCGAGCAAATTTATTAACAGCTTCAGTTGCTATATTAGGAAAATCTTTTAGTATTGTTGCATATTCAATTAATAACTTATCTAAACTTTCATCATCTAAATTATATTTGTTTTTTAAACTACTACGTATTTTTTTAATATCAAGATTATTTTCGTGATTTTTTAATTTCAAACTGGCATTTGAATGATCGCTTTGAATTTCATCAACAAGAATATATTCGCCATTTGGATCTAATTCTAATCTAATCCAGCCAATTTGATCTTTTACATAAGGATGAGTTGATTGTTTTGATAATGTATTGATTTTATCAAACAAATCATATATTGCAGGATTAGTTTTTAATTTGTCCAACATTTCATTGCTTGGCAAAACATTAATAACTAATTGAGGCTTATCAATTGGATTTTGCTCTAACTTATCAACAGATCTTTGTAATCCTGCCCAAGCTGTATATTCAACTGGAAATTCTTCAGGATTTAAAGTTGCTCTATATTGTTGAATTAATTCCAATGTTAATGGCTTTCCTTTACCAAATACGATTAAATCATTTAAACCATTAGCCATAGATGGATATTTTGATTTTAAATCTTTAATTGAAATTGGAACTATTTTTGCTAATATATTTAAATATTTATCTTTTTTAGTATAAGAAAAGTCTTCAAAATTTTGAGTATATTCTTTATAATTAGTTGGGGCTATTTTTTGATAGCAATCCTCACAATAATATTCTTTATCTAATTCTAATGCATCTTCTTTGTCTATAGTTTTTTCGCAAGATTCGCATGTGACAAATTTATCATTATAGCATGTATTGCAAAAATCTCCAACATCTTCAACATAGTTAGCACTATCTCTATCAATTGTATCATTGCATTCTTCACATGTTGTAAAATATTCTGAATAACAATCTTCGCAGTATTCGTGATCATCGGCTGGATATGTATAATCTTTATCAATTATTTTTTCACAACCATAGCATTCGATACTGCATACTTTGCAGCCGCCTTGTTTCATTGATCTAGTATTGCGATTTGTTGGCGGCAAGTAAGCATCTTTGTCTACAACTTCATTACAGTTCGGACAACTTATAAATTTATCACTAAAACAGCTATCACAATACCATTCTTT